GTATGATCTACTCTGATGCTGAGAATGCTCTTGGTAAAAAAGGTAAAATTATAATTGTTAATACTCCGTTTAATAAAAAAGATCCAGTTTATGCTGCACTTGAAGGTGGAGTATGGACTCCTGTTTGTTTACCAGTGTGTGAAAAAATATACTTAGATATGCCAAAGAGCGAGTATCGTGGTTCATGGGAAGCTATGAAGTCTTATGAAGAGATAATGGAAAAGTACGAAGATGCTTATTATGGTGAAACTATTAGAGAGTTCATGCAAGAGCTTATGCTTAGAATTAGTAGTGAAGAAGATAAGATGATACCAGAGAAGCTTCTTGAGACACAATGGTACAAGAGGGTTGACATATTGAAGAATATACAGGCTTACAACTTGTACATGACTACTGACTTTACAACAACTGGAAGTAAAGGTTCCGACTTAAGTGGGATAGCGGTGTGGGCTGTTAATCATAATCAAGATTATTTTATGCTTGACTTGTGTTTGAGAAAGCAAGAAATGGAACAACAGTATAATGAAGTGTTTAGGTTTATAGACTTGTATACTCCAGATAATAAAACTTTTGAAGTTGGTGTTGAAACTGATGGTCAACAAAAAGCACACATACTTGCTCTAAAAGATAGAATGAGACAAAGGTCTAATTACTTTACTATTGCTAGACAGAAAGGTTCAGAGCCAGGTAGTGAAGGAATACAAAGTAGACTAGAAGGTGGAAATAAACACTGGAGAATGAGAATGGCTCTACCATTGTTTCAGAATAGAAAAATCTTTTTTCCTGAAGAACTAAGAGGACTTCCTGAAATGAATGAATTAATGGAAGAAATTAGATACACAAGCTATACTAGGTTCTCATCTAAATTTGACGATGGAATGGACTTGTTATCACAACTAAACATAATGGAAATAATTTATCCTGCTAAGAATATGTCGTATATTCCAAACTATAATAGTACTCCTAAATCAAAAGCTGATCCGTTCTGGGGAAAAATTGGACAAGGACATTATATTGATGAAAACTCAAGTGCATATGATTCTTATTAAGCATAAAGTAAAACATAAAGTAGTACAATAATTAAAAATAATGAAAAATAAAAACAAGGAGAATTTGCATGACATATGGTGTATTAAAAAATCTTGTTACTGGTTTGCTCATGGGAGATAATGTCATCCCTAAAGATGATGAAGTAATTAAAGCGTTACTTTCTTATGCATTTAATATGGTATCAAATAAAGCAGAAGCCTTGCATCTTCTTACATTAAATAAGAATGATGACATATTAAGAATGGGTACAGGAGATTACTTGGTTAGGACTCCAGAGCTTCCAGTACTTGATTCTGATGAACTTGACATAGATCATGAGCTTGGTTTTGCTGCTGCTAGATATATGGCAGCAATGATAAGCAAGGAGAAGGCTATAATACATCAACAATATGGAGATGATGAAATACTTAAGTATAATGGAAAAGTTTATCAGATATTAGAAAAGATTAGAATAGATTCTGAGAGTTGTGATGAAAATACTCAATGTGCTATACAATGTAATTGTTAAGCTTACATATAGTAAAATAAGTTTATAGTAAGTGTAAAAAGCTACTAATTTGATAAAGGAGAGATGAGTATGAAATTTAATGAACTAATATGCCTAACTAGCACAGAATCTAGTAATCAAGTAATTGATTCATGCTTATCAAAAGATAACGTATACATAGCAAAAGAATTGTTTCAAGAACATATGCCAACGTACACAATAGATACAATCTCTGGTAAAGAAATTGTATTATCTGATCATTTTTCTGATGTTTTGGTCATAGCATTATCTACCGACTTAATGGAAAGAATGGGTAAAAAAGAAAAATCTATTTTTAAAGATTTTGTTTCATATGAGGATTATCTTTATTCTGGATTGGCTCTTCCTGTGTTAAGTAATAGCATAGATAAACTTATTGCAATAGATAAGTGGTTATACAATGAAGTTATGAACATAGAAAATAGATCTATTAGTGATGATACAACATGTGGAAACAATACTCTAAGTATATGTGATTTTATAAAATAATATGAAAGGAAAAATATGGCTGAAAATTTTATAGAAATAATAAAAGAAATCAGGGGATCAACTACTAGTCCAGCTACTGATGTTACATGTATATATGGTGACATTAAGCAAATGCATCTTGAATATGAAGGCTTTGATCAAATAACTCCAGAAGAAAGAATAAAGCTTGGTTTTATAGAGCCAGAAGCTACTAAAAATAGTGCTGATTCATTCTTGTTAAGTAGGGCTAATCACACTGGTACACAAAGTGCTGATACAGTAATAGATGGAACTACAAAGTTATTATTAACTGTTAATGAAAGACTAAAACTTGATTCAATAGCCGATCTTGCTACTAAAAATAGTACAGACTTGGTATTGCTAGATAGAAGTAATCATACTGGAACACAGTCAGCAGATACAATCACCCCTGGCTCTAATAATTCAGTGTTCACATTGACAGAAAAAAATAAACTTGCAACATTAAGTAATACAATTGATGACTCAAAAATAACAGATGTTAACTGGAATAAAATAAGTAACACTCCATTAACTTATGCTCCGTCTTCGCATGAACATTCTATGAATGAAATCAGTTCTGGAACATTGTCTGCATCAAGAATAGTTGAAACAATAGACTTACAGTTTGTAAATAATTCTGAGAAAAGTAGAATAGCAAATTCTGAAATTCTATCAAATAAAGGAGTACCGTTTGGGTATGTTCCGCTAGATGGTAGTGGAAAAATAAATGCTTCGTATTTGAATAACTTAAACATACAAGAAGTGTTTACACCATCAAATGAGGCATCAATGTTATTACTTACTAATGCAGAGCCAGGTGATGTTGCTTATAGACAAGATACTGAAGATTCGTATATTCTTATAGCTTTACCTTCAAATTTACTTGCAAACTGGAAAAAGTTGAATGTTGGAGCAAATATTGTATCAGTAAATGGACAAACTGGAATAATAGTACTTGGTTCTGATAACATAGCTGAAGGTGTTAGTAACTTATACTATACTGATGAAAGAGTTGATGATAGAGTAAACGGTTTATTGAAGGCTGGAACTAATGTAAGTCTTTCATATGATGATAATCTTGGAGAATTGACTATTAGCGCAAATGATACAAGTATTAATTGGTCTGAAATTCAGAATAAACCTGATCCTACTATTACTGTTAACATTAGTGGAGACATCTCTGGCTCTGGAAGTGTAACTCTTACTGACGTTGCTGATGGAACATTAACTATAAGCAATATGACTCTTGAAGATACTGGAACAACTGGTACTTATACAAGTGTTACTACTGATTCTCAAGGTAGAGTAGTAAACGGAACTAATCCTACTACACTAACTGGGTATGGAATAACTGATGCTTATACTAAAACAGAAGTTCAAACTATACTGCCAAAAGTTGGGTTTGATACTACAAATGTAGTAGTACCTGGAATAGGACAAGTTGCGTGGAACCAGGATGAAAATACATTAGACTTAGGTCTAAACGGTGCAGTACTACAAGTTGGTCAAGAACACCTAATAAGAGTTAGGAATAATACTGTTTCTACTATTACAAATGGTAGTGCAGTAATGGCCACAGGAACAATAGGAAATAGTGGAAGAATTACGATAGGAAATGCTAACTTAACGCAAGCTAATGCTAAATATATACTTGGAATTGTGACTGAAAATATAATTTCTGGAGCAGATGGATTTGTTACTGCGTTTGGTAAGGTTAGAGGAATTCAAACTAATGGTGGACAATTTGGTGAAACATGGGTTGATGGAGACGTAATATACGTTAAAGACTCTGGAAATGGAGCGTTAACTAAGGTTGTACCAACTGATACACAGGTTAAGTTACCGATAGCAATAGTGGTACATGCACATGCAAGTAATGGTACGCTGTTTGTTAGGGTTAATAGTATAGATGAGAATCATGCTAAAGCAGAGTTAGCATTGAAAGCTGACAAGAGTGATACTTATACTAAAGGTCAGGTAGATACTGCACTGGCTCTTAAAGTAGATGATTCTGAAATAGCAAGTGTAAATTTACTCAGAGCAGATAAATACCTAGCTGCACAGAACATAGCTGCAATGGTGTATACTGGTGGTGATTTGACTAAGATACAATATAATAATGCTACAGATGTAAACTATGAGAATCTTAATTATACGTCAGGTGATTTGACTAGTATAAATCATTATGTGGCAAGTGTGCTTAAAGGTACAACAACTTTAAACTACTCTAGTGGAAATCTAGTGTCAGTAATATTTGTAGGAGTATAATAAATGGATGCAGTATCGTATGCAAATAGTGCTAAACAAGCACAAAGAATTAAAAAGTTTATAGAAAATCCAGATAGTACATCTGGGATTGTGACAGTACCCAAAGTGATTGCAAGTGGTGAGACAATTACAATTCCAGCTGGAAGAGTTGCGATTCTACCAAATGTGCAAATTGATGGCGTATTGAATGTAGAAAACGATGGTGAAGTGTTTATTCCTAGTGGAGCAACGCTTGGTGATTTAGATGCTCAACTTGCGTTAAAAGCTGATACTAGTTATGTTAATGCTCAGTTAGTGTTGAAACAGAATGTACTTGTGGCTAATGATGCTGGTGTTAAAACTGCTTTAAACGCAAGCGGAACTGCTCCAATATATGCGTGTAGGGCATGGGTAAACTTTAACGGAACTGGAACAGTTGCTATCAGAGCGGGTGGAAATGTATCGAGTATTACTGATAATGGAGTGGGTGATTATACTGTTAATTTTACTACTGCTATGCCTGATGCTAATTACGGTGTTATTGCATCAGGAGCTTGGATGGCAGGAAGTGAGGGTGACACTACTCTTCTTGACACAACCACTACACCAACTACCTCTTTGGTTAGAATAGCAAACGGAACACCAGGTACATCAAGTCAAACTTCTCTTGCTAAAAATGATAAAACTTATATTAATGTGTCAATATTCAGATAAGGAGAAAAAAATGAAAATAATATTTAAAAATCAAGATAATTCAATAGCAATTATCACACCAACAGATGAAGCTTTAAAATTTGCAACAATAGAGCAAATAGCTGAAAAAGATGTTCCGCACAACTTGCCTTATTGGATTGTTGAAGATTCAGTAATCCCGACTGATAGAACTTTTAGGAGCGCATGGGAGATAAATGATAGCTTTGGTAAGCCTGATGGTTTTGGTGGAGAATCAAATGAATTTGATGCTGAACTTTTAGCAAACTATAAGGAGAGTTAAATGATAGTAATAAATAACGAAAAAGCTATTGAAATAGCTAAAGAAAAAATAAGAGCAATTAGAGAGCCTAAGTTTAAACAACTAGACTTAGACTTTCAAAGAGCTTTAGAGCAAGGTTCTAATACTGCAGAGATAGTAAAAGAAAAACAAAAACTAAGAGATTTAACAGACTCAGTAAATGGTAAGACTGTTGAAGAACTTTTGGTTATACTAAATGAACTAGGAGTTAAATAATGGCAGCTGGAAAATGGAATATGCAAAAAGCCAGTGGTGGAGTTGCATCTATCACTGTAGCAGATGGATTAGGGGCTACTAATATAGTTCTGCCTGAGAGTGGTACTGTTGCTACAACTACGGATGTAGATACTAGAGTTAATGAAGTTGTAGGACAATTAAGTACTGACTACTATCAAGGAGCTTACGGAATTAGTTGGGATTATACAACTGATACATATATAAGAACTGGAGCTAAAGGGTCCACTGCGATTCAGAGTCTTATGAGAAGATGTGTAGTAAAAGCAGATGGTACAGTAAACTATTACTTGAATCCAGATAATAGTAACTTCAAAGAAGATGGAACTCCAAGTGTACTAACAGGAGCTGATGGTAATGTTATGGTTGAAATACCAAAACACTACATAAAAGTTGAAACAGTTGGTAATGTAGATAGCTTAAATGTAAGTTTAACTCCTGAAACTGGGTATGTATTAGACCCAGCATTCCTTAAATGGAATGGTACTGCTATGGTAGAAGTACCTTACAGATACTTTAGAGCTTACGAAGGATTTGTAAGTGGTGGAAAGTTACTAAGTGTTAGTGGAGTAACTCCAACTAGAACTCAGACTATAGCTACATTTAGAACACAAGCTATAGCCAATGGTGCTGGTTGGCACTTGACAGATTGGAATTTGTTAAATACAATTAAAAGATTATGTTATATAGAATTCTGTGACTTTATAGTTACTAAATACTTAGGAAACGGAAATGATACTGGAAGTGATTATGGTATCACAACAGGGCAATCTAATGCTCTAGGAAATAGAAGTAGTAATAGTACACATAATAATATGTATATGTCATATAGAGGTATAGAGAATATGTATGCTGATATATGGGAATGTGTAGATGGAGTGAATGTAAATAACTATCAATTCTATGTAAATGGTAAATATAGTACATTCCAAAGCGATGTGTTTACAGGAGACTATGTAGCTAAAGGACCTCTTACAGTAGCAGGAGCTGGTAATAGCTTAATTAAAAGATGTGCAGTATCTTCTGATGGTGGGTTTATTCCTACAGTTGTTGGAGGAAGTACTACTACATTCTATGGTGATGCTTTATGGTCTGCAACAGGAGCTAGAATTGCTATTTATGGCGGTAGTGCGGCTTATGGTGCTTCGGCTGGGCTGGGTGCGCTGGCTGTGAGTGATACGTCTTCTTATTCGGATGCGAATATTGGTGCGGCTGTGTGTAGATAGCTACTCGTAGTCCTGAGCAAGACTTAAAAAGGCTTTGGCACTAAAGATAGACGGTAATACGGATAATGGTACTTCAGATGGACTAGGTACACTGAATGTGAATAATACGTCTTCTAATTCGAATACGAATATTGGTACAGCTAGGTGTTATATAAAACAAAGACAATTAGTGCCACACCAATAATAAGGTGAAATATTTAAGTATAAATAGTACTGTTAGTAGTGAAAGCGAAAGTGGGAATTTATAACACACAAAGAGGTTTAATGAAAAGACATGGAAATCTATTTGAGAAGATAGTAGATAAAGATAATATAAGACTTGCACATAAAAATGCAAGAAAAGGTAAAACATTTTATAATGAAGTAAAAGATATAGATTTAAACCTAGAATACTACGTTGATGAGATTCATAATATGCTTGTTAATAAAACGTATGAAGTAGGTGAGTATAAGATGTTTAAGAAAAATGATAAAGGCAAGATAAGGGAAATATTTAAACTTGACTATTACCCTGATAGGATAATTCATCACGCTATACTACAAATACTTGAACCAATATGGAAAGGTATGCTAATAAAGAATACATATCAAAGTATTAAGGGTAGAGGAGTAAAAGCTTGTAAAAGAGATGTTAATAAGTTTATAGGACAAAATACAGATAAAGACTTGTGGGTATTAAAAATAGATATAAATAAGTTTTATCCTTCAGTTGACAATACTATACTTAAGAGCATTGTTAGTAGAAAGATAAAATGCAAAGACACTTTGTGGCTCCTGTATACTATAATATATAGTAAAGAGGGATTACCTATTGGAAATTACATAAGTCAATACCTAGGAAATTTGTACCTGTCTTATTTTGACCAGAGTGTTATCAGTAGACAGGACGTGAAGAATTACTTTAGATACTGTGATGATATAGTTATGGTAGCAGAAAGTAAAGAATCAATAAAACATATATACTCATACATTGAACACTATCTTGAATATGAGCTAAATCTAAGTATAAAAAGTAATAAGCAATATTACGCTCTTCAATTTAGAAATCTAGATTTTGTTGGGTATGTGTTTCTAAGTAATGGTAAAGTAAAATTACGTAATAACATAAAAGTTAATATGTGTAAGGCAATGAAGAAGAATAAGGCAGAAGTTATATCTGCTTATTATGGTTGGGTTTTAGAAGCGAGAGCTTTTGGTTTATGGAATAAATACTACAAAGGAGTAAAACGATATGCTAGAAATAAAAAATGTAATAGGAGATAACTCTCCAGAGGTGTTTGAGAAGCTTCAAGGAGGCACATTAATAAATGTACAAATTGAAGAGATTGTTACAGAAGATGAGGTTGTTAAGTATAAATACAAACAATTGTTTACTACTGAGACAAATGAAGAAAAGTTAGAAAAAGTAGCAAAAACAATATTGATACAAATAGCTAGTCAATACTTAGCAAGTACAGGTTGGTATGTTGAACGATTAAATGACCCATCAAGTGGCAAGGCTATACCAGAAGATGTATTAGCTAAAAGAGTAGAAGCAAGAGAGTTAATAAGTATACTTGAAGCTGAATTAGGTGTATTATGATAGAATTCGGAATACTAAATAGACTTCGTGGAGCAGGTGATGTGCTGCGAGTTGGTAACTTCAGAGTTACTGGAATAATGCTGTATGCGTTGTACCTTATGGTAGTAGTAACGATGCTTAGTGAATGGTACTACGGATTAGCGTTCGTGGTGTTGTTTGTAGCTGGTGAAAGTTATGCTTGGGGGAAATGGATTGGATACTTGGTAGATTATGAAGACGAGCATTCACCAGAGTATGATAGTAAAGTTGGAAAAAGTTTTCCTTATATACACTATGTAGCTAATGCTATTGTTAGCGAAAGAGTGAACTATAAAAAATACTGTCAAACAGCTCTTACTATAAGAGGGTTCGTGTGGTTTACTCCTATGTATGCTGTGTTATGGTATGCAGAATTAATTAACTGGATAGAAGTTTCAGTAATAAGCATAGTGTTAGCTGTAGGATTTCCTATAGCAGCTTATATAGGAAGAAATTGGGATTACAATAAAATGTTTGGAGTACTTGAGTTTAAACGTGGATGGGAAAACCAAGAAGTAGCATACGGATTGATACAAGGACTATGTCTATGGTATGTAGTAATTATGCAAATAGTTAAATAAAATACATTAAGAGCCAGTGTTATTCTCCTGGCTCTGATGATTAAATAAAAAATTAAGTACTAATTAGATAGCATACAAAAATAATAAACATAGTTGTATAAGCATAAAACATTACAAGGAAAAATAATATCATGGTAATTAAAGACTCTAGAACTGGATTGCAAAATAGAACAATAATGCAGAAGATTGTAGGAATATTAAAGTACATATGGAAACAAGTAAATGTGTTTGACATTCCACAATTGGCTAGAGACATAAGTTGTGATGTAAAGCATATAAGAAAGTGTTACGATGATAGTCAGAAAGCAATAGAAGATTATAAGATTGAATTGACAAAAGAACGTGAAGATAGAATAAGAGAACAAAATTTGTTTGTGAGTGTAATGGATCACATAGAAGATATGCTATGGTCAAAAGATATTGATGGTAGATACATCGTAGCTAATAAAGCATTCAGAAACAAATTTTGCTATGGGTTATCATGGAATGAAATTCAAGGTAGAAATGATATTGAGCTTGCAAAAATATTCAAAGAAAAAGTTGGTAATGAAAATCATACGTTTGGTGAAGTGTGTAATAACAGTGATGAAGTTGTAATAAGAACTGAAGCGTCTAGAGAATTCTTAGAGTATGGAATAATAAATGGTAAAATGATGAAACTTGTAGTAAACAAAAGTCCAGTGTACGATGAAACTGGTTCAATGTATGGTACATGTGGAACTGGTAGAGATGTTACAGATTGGCATGATTCACTAGAAGAAGCTATCGCTAAGATACAATCTGGGTGCTCTTGCTTTGGACAAGAAGAAACAGAAATGTTACTAAAGGAACTAAACAAATTAAAATTTGAGGAAGGTGATCATGTCAGCATTGGATAGCTTAGATGTGTTAGAGTACAGAGTAAGTCAACTAGAGAGAATGCTTGAACCATTAATGAAACTTGTTAATGACTTGGATAGAAAAATAGCATTACTTACACAGAAGATTGTTATAGCCACTATAATAGTTGGTGCACTAGTTAATGGACTTGGAGTATGGTATAGCGCAAATGCTGGTAAAGACTATTCAGAGGCAGAGAAGGCGGCTTATTACGAATCAAAAGTTAGTAATAGTGAAAAGATTAAAGAGCTTGAGGCTCAACTTGATAGGCTAAAGAAAACATCAAAGTAATAGGAGAATTAATATGTGGGATAAAGTAATAGAATTAGTTGGTGGAAGTGCTACAGTGATTGGTGGATTGATAGGTGGACCTGCTGGTGCTGCTGTTGGTGGATTAATAAGTAAAGCATTAGGCGTTGATAACAAGCCTGAAGCTATAGAAAATGCACTGACTAATAATCCAGAGGCATTGATCAAGATTAGGGAGCTTGAAGTATCAAAAGAACTTGCTACGCTAAAAGCTCAGTATGATAACAAGGTTGAAGATAATAGACATGAAGAACACTATGCTAATGTGAATGTTGGTGATAAACAAAATGCTAGATCGAATGGTCACCTGTATACGTCTCAGGCAGAGATAGGACAGAAGATCTTCATTCAGACAAGCATTATCATACCTTTGCTAATAATGATTGACCTGTTGCTTGTGAGCTATGCTAGTGACCTTAAACTGAGTGAAGCAATGATAGCTGGTGTATCAACATTAATAGGTATAGCGTTAAACAATGCATACAGAGAAAGACAATCAGTAATTGAATTCTACTTTGGAAGCTCTATTGGTAGCAAGACTAAAGATAAGTAAAGACTGCATAAATTAAAATAACTAATTAAGGAGAATGATATGACATATGAAACAAGGGCTGTTGAAATAGATAGCAGAGACTGGATTTTACTGACAAATAAGATAGCTATGATACAGTTCAATAGCAACATGATAATGGTTATAAACTCATCTGGTTCTGCACCAAGCGATAACAACTCTGGATTTAATATGGTAGACGGAGAAAAATATATAAATTCTAAAGCTGGTTTATATATATGGGTAAAATCAAGTGGTGGTTCATCAGAAGATAAATATGTAATAATTGCAGAGGAGGCGTAATATGATAAATAACATTACTTTTCCACCACAATCTAGCTATGGCGACTGGAAATTAAATGTTGCTAGTGGCACGGCTTCTGGCTATAAAGTTATGAATAAGTTTGGAAGAAATCCTGATATTGACAACAATGGTAGTTTTGAAGCTCTATGGAATGGAGGAGATGTATATACTGGTCATGATGCTACAAGTGCAGAGCCAGTGAAAGTGTGGTCAAACAGTACTAATGATATTGGTAGAGAAGTTCATATATTTGGACTTGATGCTGATTGGAATGAAATATTAGAAACAATTACCATAACAGGAACAACAGAAGGTACAGCTGCTATTAGCACACTAAGCTTTATAAGAATGGATGAGGCAAACTCTGATGTCGGAGGATCTGAGTCTATAAATAGTGGTCTAATCACTGTACAGCAAGCAACGTCTGGTATTGTATTTGCTAAAATACCTGTTGGATATAATACTACTATGGTTGCTTGCTATAGCATCCCAGCTGGGAAAACTGGTTGGATTCAAGATTATGGCGTTTTTTTATCTGGTAAAATATCAGGAATTTCCGAGGTTAGATTAATGATAAGAGAGTTTGGCAAACAGTTTAGGGTTATAAGCGAGGTATCAATATTGGGAAGCGGTTTGTCTGGGTTAACAAATACTTATTTATTTTATAGAGGCCCAATACCTGAGAAGGCAGACATACAGATAATAGCTAATTCAGACACCATTAATCTAGGCGTTGCTGGAAGTTTCACTGTACTGTTGGTTGACAACAACTAATAAAAAAATACCAAGGAATATACAATACCGAAATTTAGCAAGAGAAGTTTAAATAATTTAGATACTGCAGATAAGAAACTGCAGGACCTATTCAATTATAACTATTTTCCAAGCAATGTAGTAAGATTAAAGATAAGTAAGGAATTGTAATGAGTAAAATAAAAGAGATGATAACAATATTGTTTCCATTGACTAAGAATGTAGATGAAATAGTATCAATAATTGAGAGCCAGAGGTATAAGTTTGGATTAAATACTGACTTAAGACTTGGTCACTTCTTGGCTCAAGTGCGAGAAGAAGTTGGTTCTGAGTTTAAAGTAATTAGAGAGAACCTAAACTATAAAGAAGAAACTGTATTAAAGATGTGGCCCAACAGAATTAGCGTAGAGCAGGCCGAGAAGTATGCTAGAGATGAAAACACACCAAATGCTAATCAAGAAGCAATAGCTAACTTAGCCTATGCTAATAGACTTGGAAATGGTAAAGCTGATAGTGATAACGATGGAGACATGGATGAAGATGATGACGGGTATAAGTATAGAGGTGCTGGATGCTTACAGATAACTGGTAAAGGAAACTTTGCTGAAGTGCAAAAGAGATGTGTAAAGTATACTGGTAGAGAAATGGATCCTGATACTCTTGAGGGCTTTATAGTGTTTGGAATGGCTTACTGGATGCAACATGACTTATACAAGTTAGCTGATGGTGGAAAATATGGAACAGTAGTTGATAACATAACAAAAAAAATAAACATGCATACAGAAAGCTATGAGAGTAGAAGACTACACTTTGAATCAATAAAAAAATTAATAGCATAAGGAAATTCTATCATGAAAAGACAAGGACTTGGAAAGCTAGAAATAAACATTAAAGAAAAGAACATTAGAAGCTTTACTAAGTATTGTGGTGGAAAAGTTACCGATGAATGTATAGAAAAAGGTCTTGGCTCTACTAATTTAAAAACAAGAAAGCGTGCTCAGTTTGCTAAGAATGTTAAATCGTTTGATCATAATAAAAATTAAAAATAAGGAATTAAAATGAAAATTAAACTTGGAATGAATATGGGAAGCCCTATGGGTAGCAATATGAGTAGTGTTGTTAAGTGTAATGAAAAAGAAAATACTGAAACAACTAAACGAATGACAGAACACTGGAACCTGGGACCAATTGATCCGTCTACTAATGGAAAAGATAATGCTGATTATTGGAAAAAGATGGCTAAAGCATGGAATATTACAGAAGCTGAAGCAAGAAGAAGATTATGCTCTAATTGTGAAAATTCTTGTTGCTCAACTAAATGTATGAAAGAAATGGATGCTATTCCAGAAAATGAGTATGATAAAAATGCTGGTGGTAGAACTTATTGTTGCGAGTTTGACTTTATCTGTCATAACCTAAGAACTTGTCAAGACTGGGAAGGTGAAGAAGAAGATAAAAGTGAACCAAAAATTGAGAGCAGAAGTATGAAAGATATGCTTGGTGAAATGTAACAAATAGTTCATTAAGAGCCATGAGTTATTAACAAATAAAAGATAAAGTACCAACCTCGTCCCACTGTTGATGGACGGCAAGCAATGGAGTAATTTGTTTTGTGAAGCGCAGCGAAACAAAAAAATTACGACTGCAGGTTGCAGAGGACATCAACGAACCTACAAATTCCCTTTAAATAAAAACAATAAATAGGCTGTCTAAAGCTGACATGATAAATGCATCAATCCATAATAGCAATAACTCCTGGCTCTAAACTTATTATACATGCACAATAGCTCTGGCTCTGATAGTAGAACAGCTTTGGTATTGTTTGTTTTGCTTGTCAGCAGGACTGATAACAATTCTCTTAACCGTCGTCCTGGCTAGCCTTTTTCCAGCTCGCAGGCTCACTGAAAAAACGCACTGCGTCCTAGCTACGAGAATTGTTATCGGTGGGTATTGGTTTGGATTAGAGACAAATTTGTCTCTGAGAATAGACATTTGTCTACAAATTGTCTCTAATTGCATACTATAGAGACAAAACAAAGACAAATAATAAAAATAAGCTGTAGTGAAAATATGACCAAACTTATAAGCATTTGGTCATAAAATAAATCAGCAAAATTGTTAGCTTTTGTAAAAAAAGACTTTCCATATAAATAGTATAATATATAGAAAAAAAAGACACGTATGTCCAATTTTCAAAATGGACACATTAAAAAATTAAAATACAAATTGTATACAAAGTATTATAAAATCGACATACTTGCAAAAATAAACAAATTAAAAAAAGGTCACGTCTAAGCCAACTTTAAGATGATAAACTGTAAAATACATAAATAAAATACAGGAGAAAATATGAAAAAATTACAATTCGAAATTAACGATCAAATGATAGAACTTATTCCTCAAGCAAATCAAGCTGATAGACAAGCTCTAAAATTAGACATAACACATAGATGGGAAGTTTTAGGAGAAGACAAAGTACTATTACAAAGTATACTACTTGGACCAGATGGTAGAGTTGTAGATGGAAGAACAAGATTGGAAATATTAAGTGAACTTGGACTAGAAGTACCAAAAGATAAAATAGAAAGAATGCCATATGGAACAACTGATGAACAAGTTATAATGGCTGTAAGATCTGCAAATATGAGAAGAAATCTAACTACTACACAAAAAGTATTCATGTCTATGCGAGCATACTTGCTTGAAAAAAGTAATAAGAAAAAGGTTACATTAAGTGAATTTGCTAAATCGTTTGGTATAGGAACTACTACTCTAAAAAATGCTCTATACATAAATAAAGTAGACAAGACTACTGCTGATAAATTATGGGCTGGATATGCAATAGATGTAATATCGCAAGATAATCAAGTTGTTTCTACGTCATCAGTAAATACAATATGTCAATACCTAAAAAGACAAGAAGAAGCTTCAGTGCTTATTGCTTGCAATAAAAATGAATGGTCTAGTGAAGCTAACATAAAAACTCAAGCTGGAAAAGATTGGTATTATAAACAAATTAAAATGATAAAGACAGATTGCCCTATAACTAAAATGAGACTTGCTGAGCTTGCTAACTATAAATTCACAACAGAGAATCAATCAGAGGACTAATCATCCTCTGGCTCTAAATGTTATGGTTAAGATAATATTAATTGATAAAATAATAGAATATAGGTTAAATAAAATAATACATGTTATAATTAACACAATAGAAATAAACATAAAGGTACAAGTATGGCTAAAAAAACAGGTAACAATATGGATGCCTTATACAAGTCTTCTGCTAACAGTAAGAGCCAGGAGAAGTTTACTAACTGGAAAAATGAACCAAAGTTCGATGACCTTGAAAAAGATAGGCTAAATGGTTCCTCTGCAAACTCTATTCTTAGAGAGAACTTGCTAACTTATGAAGAAATAAGAAACGGTGGTAAAGACATAGCAAAGAGGCCTGGTAAAAGTGTTACTAGACCAAAGCTTGTTAGGAAACAAAATGAGTATAAGTATGCTGCGTTAGAAGATGCAATCTTTGGAGCAAAAGATTTGTTTTCAATAGAAGGTGTTGGAGAAGAAGATTATGGTTCTGCCTCACAGAATCAAGTAATGCTAAATTACCAGTTTAGAAACAAAATACAAATACAAAAACTTGTTGAAAAAGCTGTTAGAAATGCTGTTGACAAAGGTACTGTAATCTGTAAGGTTGGATGGAAAACTGAGTATGGAACTGCTGTTATTGAAGAAGAAGAGCCAGTGTATGCTAATGCTCAAGAAAGTATTATTATCATGCAACAAAAAGTTTCTAGTGGAGAAATGACAGAAGCACAGATGATTGCTATGCTTGAAACTGGAGAACCTGTACAAACTGGAACTAGAACTGTTGAAGTTGAAAAAGAAAAACTAATAGTTAATCATCCTACTATAGATGTACGAAACATAGCAAACATAACTATTGATCCTACTTGTGAAGGAGACCTAAATAAAGCATCGTTCCTAATAGAAGAGTATCCAGTAAGTTTGTCTGAACTGAAAAAAGAAGAGTATAAAGATGAAGAACTAGAAGAAGAGTCTACTGATGAAAATGGAAATACTATTACTGTTAAAACTAAAAAGAAGGTTGGAACGTATAGAAACCTTGACCTTATTACTAATGAAGAAGAGTTTCAGTTTACTGAACATCATGGACAAACTGCACAATCATCAAAACTTGAAGGTAAGGCTAGAAGAAAACTAAAGGCTTATGATTACTGGGGATTCTGGGACATAAACGATGATGGAAATGTTGTTCCTATTGTTGCTACATGGGTTGGTAAGGTATTGGTTAGACTTGAAGAAAATCCTTATGCTCATAAAAAGATACCTTACGTATTGGCTCAGTACATGCCTGTTGATAATGAAATCTTTGGAGAACCTGATGCTGTTTTACTTGAAGAAAATCAAGAAGCTGTTGGTAAAACAACTAGAGCAATACAAGATATAATTGCCAATGAAGCTGTTGGTCAAGAGTTTATAGATGAATCGTTTTTTCCTAGTCCTGTTGAGAGAGAAAACTATAGACAAGGAAGAACAGTATTCTTTAGACAAGGTGTTGATCCTAAGAGAGCAATCTACAGAAAAGACATTACTCCACCATCTTCGTTTTCATTACAATGGATACAAAATCAAATACAAGATGCTGAATCAATGTCTGGAACTATACTGTCTACAACCTCTGGCTCTAATCAGTCTGTAAATTCTCAAAAAAGAATAGACTCATCAAATAGTAAAAGAGAATCGTCTGTGTTAAGAAGAATAACTGCTATGTTTGTTGATGCTGCTAAGCTTATTCTTCCAATGAATGCTGCCTACCTTAGTGAGGAAGAAGTTGTTAGAAATACAAACAAGGAATACGTTAAAATAAGAAGAGACGACCTTGCTGGTAGTCATGACATTACTATTGACATACAAACTCCTGAAGTTAATAATGCTATTGCACAAGACTTAGGGATGATACTACAGACTGGACAACAAACTTTGCCTCCAGTTGTTACAATGAAAATATGGTCAAGAATTCTTAAGCTAAAAGGACAGTATGACTTAGCTAGACAAATAGAAGACTTTAAACCTGAACAACCTGCTCCAGATCCTAAACAAGAAATGTTAATGGATATGCAAATTGAAGAGCAAAGACTTAAAATAGAAAAAGCTAAAAAAGATATTGAAGAAGTTGATTCTAGAATTCACGAGAGAGTGTCAAGGGTTATTGAAAATGAAAAAGATGTTGACAATAAACAATCACAGTATGAACTTAGAAAAATGCAAGCAATTGAAAGTGAAGCAAGAACAAGTAAGCTTAGAGCAGAGACTGATAACTTGGATAAAGACTTTGTTGATGCTATGAGTGGAAATAAAAGAGCCAGAGAACTTGAAGATAAACAGATTGATTATGACACTAAACTAAAAGAAAAACATGATAATGTTGGGCTTGAAATGACAAAAGCTGAAATGATGTTGAAAATTAAAGAACTAGAGGCAAAACTAACCTCTGGCTCTACAAATCAAAGTACAGGAGAATAATTATGCCAGAAGAAACGAATAGAGGACTAGGAAGCTTAGTTGCTTCTGTTCCTGTTGAGCAAATGCAAATGCAACCACAAGTGCAATCTGTGCCACAAGGTTACGAAAAAACTGTTGCCATTCCCAATAGCTCATTGGCTATGCTAAATGAAAAGAGAGTTGCTGATAATGTTGTTCAGGAAAGAAATACTGGAATAACTCTTGGTAAAATAAAAGATGAAGCCAAAGCTGAGATTATGCAAAATATGGCTAATGCACAAATTGCTAATCAACAAAGACAAATGGAACTTGGTAGCGCAGCAGAGAATGGATACAAGACTGGACTGTATGATGCTTCAGCATTACAACAAGCTGCTATGCAATCACAACCAGACACATCGTATGCTCAGAACTATTCAGAGCCAGTGGTTAGAGAACAAAGTAATTCACAAAGTAATGGACTAGGAAGATTGTATTAATATGATTAATTTATAATTAAGCTATTAACTATTATAATGTACACACAAAATATGTATGAAAAGGAAAACTTTATGAATGAATCTTATGGTATAACTATTGAAGAAACTGATAGTCTTATTCTTGAACTTGAATCAAGTATAGACTTTGAAAATAAATTCAATAAACTTGTATCTTCTGAATTATTCAATGAGGTATTCACTAATGTAATTTTTGGTACAGAACTCCTGGCTCTTACTGTCAGATTAGTAGATAATGTTTCTGATGAAATAGAGACTGAAACATTACTAGAAATTAGAAAAGTAAAATCTTTTGTTAAGTATATAGCTGATAGAAAAGATAAAATACTTATTCTAAAAGATAGACTTGAGTCTGCAAAAGAAATTCGTACAAATATTTTGAAAAAACAATAATCAAATAAGGCCATGCAAATGAGTAAAGAACAAGAACTAGCACCTGACTTAGATTCAATCCTTAATGGTAACTTCGATGAGGAAGATTACGAAGAAGAAGGCACTGAAGAAGAAGATGATGCAGAAAATATTGAGGACACAGACGTAGACCAAGAAGAAGATGAAGATGAAGAAACGAATGATCAGAATGCCGATTCTGATGATGATACTTCAAAAGAATCTGAAGACGAGGAAGACGAAGAAAACGCTCAAGAAAATGAAAATAAATCAAACGAAGATGAAGACAAAGAAAACAAGTCTGATGACGGATTAGATGAAAAGTCTGAAGAAGAATCTGGTGATGAAAATACTGAAAGTAACTCTGATGATAATACGGAATCTGAGAGCAATGCTGATGAAAATAAATCAACTGTTGATTATAAGTCGTTTTATGAAGCTCTTACAAATGCTGAGTTTAAAGCTAATGGTAAGATGGTTAAAGGGTTTACTGATCCTTCAAAAATTATTAGAGCACAACAAATGCTTTATGGGTTTGAAGAAAAGATGTCTGGTTTTAAACAGTATAGACCATTTGTTGGTTCACTGAAAAAAACTGGGATGATAGATAATCCTGAAAAGTTTAATATGATGATGGACATTATGTCTGGTGATAAAGAAGCTTTAAAACAGTTTATTAAAACTAGCAATATTGATCCTATTATTGACCTAGACCTTGATGCTGTTAACTATAAAGGTAAAAACTATGTTGACTCTAAACAATCATTAGATATTGAAGATTCTATTGAAATAGCAAAAAGCCTAGGAGTAGAAGATAAGTTTAGAGAAACTGTTGGTAAAAAATGGGATGATGAAAGCTTTAAGGAGTTTACTTCAACTCCAGAAGTAAGAGAAGACCTTCTTGAACATATGACTAACAGAATTAATCCTAATGATGAAAATAGTCCTATTATATATGATGCTGTTCAAGATAAAATATCAGAAATGAAAATGCTAGATAGTACTGGAACTTTTAATGCTAAAAGTTCAATCAATCAATATAGGGCAGCAGTTGTTGCATTATCTAATGACTTAAAGTCTGCTGATAATAGTAAAAAAACAGTAGCTGACAAAAAAACTGAAAATAGTGATATAATTACAAAAGTTCAAACAAATACTAATACTAAAACTACTGCTGCAGACATTGAAGCTGAAAAAGCTAAGATACTACTAAAGCGTAAAGAAGAAGAGTATAAAAAAGAACTTGATAAAAAAGAAAAACTGGATGCAGAAAAACGAAAAAAGGCTTCATCTGTTAGCAAGACAAAGCCTACGACTGTTGAAAAGAAGCCAAAGTTTGATCCACTTGCTTTAAGTGGTGATGACTTTAGAAATTACTTTGATGGTATTGGAAGAGGCTAGCCGCTTCTTCTGGACATAGAGCTTTTAAAACAATAAAAAGGAAATAAAATGGCTGGTTTAATTAAAAAGTTTAACGATGGTAAATTAACGTCTAGTTCAATTGAGAGACAATTCACTCCTGAATTCGTATCAAAAGCTGTGGTAGAGTATGCTGCAAGAAAACAATTCTTTTCTAAAATGGCTTCAAGAGAAGACATGCCAGAAAATGCTGGTGACACATTAACGAAAGAAATCGTTATCCCAATGTTACATAAAGACAATATGGTTGATTCGAATGTTGATGCTACAACTGCAAAACTGTTAACATATGTATGGTTTGTATTCCCTTCTGTTGGTGGATCATTAGATTCAAAATATGAAGCAAATGCTTACTTAGGTGCAAATGCTGGAAACTTAGACTTAGCTATTGCTGCTGCAAAGGCTGCTGCTCAAGCTAGAGTTACAACTTTAGGTGGTGCTGCGTTTATGAAATCTGGTGCTGGTAGAATTTTATATGGTGATGCATCGTATGCTACTGCTCAAGGTCCATTAGTTCCATTACCAGAAGAAGGTGGAGTTGTTAACTTATTAAATAGTTCATCAAAATTAGTTTCTGCTAAGATGACTAGACATGGTATTGGTGCTAAATATACGGTTAGATCTGTTAAATTAGACTCAAGAATGAAACAAGTTGCAAGAGAAATTAAAGAATTAGCAAGAGCTACTGGTGAATTAAAAGAGATGCAAATCCAAAATTCATTATTAACTATTTCTGAAGGTAATAGAATGATCTCTTCTGATGTTGCAATTACTCCAGTACAAATGAAATCTACTGACGTATTAGATTACGATGCTTTATCAGCGTTTGAGCAAGAATTAATTGATAATGAAGTTCCAACTGATACAGAAATTGTTTCTGGTACAGATAAAGTTGACACTAAAGTTATTGAGAATGCATATGTTGCGTTCATCAGTGCTAAAATGTTACCAACTTTAAGAAAAATGACTGGTCCTGGTGGAGCACTTGTTTGGGTACCTAAATCACAATATGCTGCTGGTGAAACTATCATGGATGGTGAAGCTGGATCAATTGGTGCGTTTAGATTTGTTGTTGTTCCTGATATTCAAGTTTACAAAGGTGCTGGTTCATTAGTGTCTGCTGATGCTACAACTACTCCATTAGAAAGAGCTAATACTTATGCTACTGGTGGTTACTATGATGTATTCCCTATGTTAGTTGTTGGTACTGATTCGTTCATTACAACTGGTATGAGTTCAGCAGATGTTACTGCAAATCACATTATGCCTAAAGCTGATGTTTACAATGACATGCATGCTTCTGTTGGTGGTATTGCTTCTTCTTGGGAATATGGTTTCTTAGCTTATAGACCTGAAAGAATTAGACAATTAGCGTTTGTATTAAGAAGATCGTAATCTTCTTTGTATACAATCATTAGAGCCAGAGAACTACTCCTGGCTCTAAACTTTAAATTATAAATAAAACAAGGAATAATAAAATGAGTAAAAAATTTGAACAAATGAATAAAGCAGAATTACTTAAGGCAATCACGCAACTTAAGTTACAAGATAAAGTTGAAGAATTAAAAGTTGAACTAGGAAAAGATGATGATTCTTTAGTTAATGCTGACTACATTAAAGTTCTTAATGATTTTAAAGTTAAACAAGATAAAGTTAATGGTATTGACGATAATGAATCATCTTATGATGAATCAGACAATAGTTATGATGGTGTTGAAACAAAAACTGATAAAGTATTAGATAAAGAAACTTTGACTAAACAAGTTACTAAAAATAGTGTTCCAAAAACAAGAGAAGAAGAAATTCAATTAGCTGCAGAGTATAACTTTGTTAAAAGCTATGTTGTTGTTACTGATCATGATAATACTCAATCTACTGACTCTGATGACTTATTGTCTGGTGTTAGAATACAATGGGGAAATAGATTTACTCTTGGACAAACTGACATAGTATTTATGCATGGTGAGCCTCAGTACGTAAGAAATGGTGCGTTAGAAGTAATGAAAACTATTCTTATTCCTACAAATTCTGAAAACTCTACAACTAGAACTAAAAAAAGATTCTCTATTACTGAAGTAGAAGGATGGGATCAAGATAGAATTGATGCATTAAAAGAGCAACAAAAGTTAAAGAGATTGTAGTACCAATACTCCTGGCTCTGAATGTTAAAATGGGAATGTAGGTTTTTACTTATGTTCCCATTTTTAATATATAGTGTGATATAATAAAGCGAAATAATAGCTAACAAATAATAAACAAATAAACAAATAAACAAATAATGAGGTAGAAATATAATGATAACTACAAGTGAAATTATAACAATAACAAAGACACTAAGACTTGGTGTAGTAAGTGAATATAGTATTGAAGGTGTTTCATTGTTTATTAAGAATAATGGAGATCAAAAGAGATATAATGCTACATCTGTTATAAACTCAACAGAAATGTCTAATGGTCTAATTACATTTAGTAATGTTCCATTAGCTAGTGATGGAAGTTATTCTTTGTACATAACTGCAGAGACAAATATAGATATTGATACTGATGGTACTAGCCTTCTTAAACTTGCAACTGGATTCATAAAAAAGATTACAAATGAATCTACTTTATCTTTATAAGGAAATAATAAATGAACATAGAAATTAATTTTGATGACTTTAGTAATGGAACTGTTAATGAAAGTAATCCAACTTATCCTGTTTGGAATGGAGATGGAGTATTCGATAAGCTAATGATTGCAATAGCTGGAAATGTTGGTATTCAATATGATACTGGTAGAATTACTGGAGAAAAGTACGGAGAAGTGTACTTGGGTGGAATGCAAATCGCTATAAGTGAATCAATGAAATACTTGCTAAATAAAAAGAATGTTGAAAAACAACTTGAGAGCCAGGATGTGCAGATTGCCATTAGCGAAGTACAACTTGCAGAGAATAGTGAAAAGTGGGCAATACAAAAGAAAGTTCTTGATAATCAACTTGCTATGAGTAATATAGATGTTTCGTATAAAGAAAGAAACTCACTAGTTGACCTAGAACTTAGGGAAAAACAAGTTGAATCATCAAATGCTGACATAGCATTCAATGAGAGTAAGAAAATCATTATGGAGCAAACTAGAAAAGATAACATTAGAAGTAAAGCTGCAGAACAATTTGCTGAGTTTATTAAGTACTTGAGTGCTGCAAATGTTATACCAGGTGCTAATGACTTTGCAAATATGAGAAAACTTATAAATGCCATGAATGATGGTATTGCAAATCCAGATATTGTTGCTGTAATAACAACTACTGGTGCAGACTATGTTAAGCCATAAGGATTAACATATGGCACAAATATATGGAAAAAATGGAAAGGCTCACGTATTAGAGATTAGTAATAGAGCTGCAGTGCAGAAATTGACATTAACAGATGTTGCTGGTATAACTGCAAGTATAGAGAATCATTACAGTGGATTGAATACTAATGCTCATCAGATTGTAAATATAGCTGGACTACAAGATGAACTAGATAGTAAGGTTGTAAAAGGTGAAGATATAAAAGTAAATACAACTGGATTACCAAATATGACTTTGGACTATAGGATTCAAGTTAATGGGTACATTGGACATAAGCTAGGATGGAGAGATCTTGTTGCTCCTTTTACAAATTCATCTGCAGGGGCTGCTGCTCCATTGTTACAAACATTGTCAAACGGATTAAGATTGTATAGATTTTCTGCTGGAGATTCTATGCATGTGTCTTATCATGTTAATCATGACTATGCTGAGGGAACAAAAGCATATCATCATATTCATTGGTTTCCAGAAACTGCTATGACGCCTGGAGATACTGTTACTTGGAGAATCTTTTATATTGTTGCAAAAGGTCACAATCAAGGAGATAGTTTTATGTTAACTAGAAACTTTTTTGATGTAGTATATACTTCTCCAATCGCAGGAACAATTGCTGGAGACCACATAGTGTCAGAATCTTCTGACGCACAATCATATTTGCTTAAAGAGCCAGATACAATTGTACTAGCTGAAATACAACTTTTAAGCAAAACGTTTTCTGGAAATGTTTATGGTATTCAGGCTGACTTACATTACCAATCTGATAGAGAAGTTACGATAAATAAAAGACCAGATTTTAACGTATAATAGTAATATATAGAAATATATAGAAATATTATATGTTAAAACAAATGTTATTAGTTGTATAATGAAGTTAATAACAAAATAGGAAAGTAAATGATGAGAGAAAAAATATTAAATTTTATAAATGAAACCATAATTGAAGAGCATGGAAAAGAAGTCTATGAAAATAATTTATTAACTGATTGCTCTATAGACAGTTTTGGATATGCAATATTGTTTACTAGTATAGAAGCAGAGTATTCAATAAAATATAAAGACATACGAGGTCTTGATTATTCTGTGTTTACAGTTTGTGATCTTATTGATAATATAATTAAATACATAGAAGAAAATAATGTTTGTAAATAGTTATAAGTATAAGGTTTCTGATACTTTTGAAAATGGAAGAAGAATAATAAGTTCATTAAACAGAAACAAGCATACATCACAAGTGTTTGATAAAGAACTTATTGAATATATTGGTGGAATAAAAACTTCTGGAAGGACTGCATTACTTATTGCTGGTGGTCCAGCAATTCATCATAGTGATGCTAGAAATATTTGTAACATGGTTCCATTTGGAGGAGTAGCAGTTAAATCTCAGATTGGCTATAATGTATATAATATTGCTAAAATGTTTAATTGCGAGATAGACTTTATTAGTACAAATACTAATACGTGTGCTAGTAGTATGTATAGCTTGTACGAGGCACAGCAATTATTTAATCTTGGATACTCTGATGTTATGATTGTTGCTGTTGACATAGTAGATGATGTTCAAGAACTATTGTTTAAGCAATTAGGAGTTAACTTAATTTGTGGAGATTGCATTAGCATAACACACCTTAGTACAAATGGAATTGCTGAAATAAAAAACGTAGAATGGTTATGGAATAATGATAAAAGTCCAATGTCTGTTAGTTCTTGTGGGTATGAAAAAGTTATAAATAGAGTTACTCAGAACATAGATAAAAAAACAATAGATATTGTAAAAACTCATGGAAGCGGAACAGAAAGAAATACTACAGAAGAACTTTTAGCAATAGAAAATTGCAACATAGATTGTAAAATAATAGAATATAAAAGCCGTATTGGTCATACTCAAGGAGCATCATCAATAGTTGAAATATGTATAATGATTGATAATGAAGATTTTAGTAATGCTATTGTTCTTGCAAGTGGACTTGGTGGATTCTATGGCGGATGCATGGTAAGTAAAAATTGAAACAAGGAAATAAGATATGATTAGCAAAATAGAGTATACTGAAGCAATAGAAGTAAGCAACATACTTAAAAAAAGTCAATCAATATCAACTAATAAAGTATTAAAAGAAGTATTAGAGCATGTTGGAAATGAAAATTCTCTGGCTCTCAAGCTAAAGATAAACAATAAGATTGTTGGAATATGGTGTAGTTATGAGTTTGAAGACTATATAAGCTTAAGTTTTTTTTATACAGATGAAAGCATAAGAAGAAAACCAGATGTTATTGTATTCTTTATGCATTGCTATAATAAGATAAATAATATAAAACCTATTCTAATAGAAACAAAAGACATAACTGGATTCGAAAGGTATGTTGTTGCTGTTGATGGAAATCCAGACTTGTATGTTTTTAAAGGATTCAGATAATGGGTAAAAAAGCAAAAAAAGGTGTCTCTGCTCTTCTTCCAGTTGAAACAATTGTTGCAAAAATAGTAGGTAAGACTTTTGGAGTAGTGGGAGATATACTTGGTGGATCAATAGGTTCTGAATTAAATAGATGGGAAGAAGATATTAATCAAGTTGGTATGGTAGCAAGTGGAGAGTATCATGCTGATATGACAGAAGTAAAAGATTATCAATCAAAAGTTGAATCGTATGGAGAGAAGCTAGAAGATAGAGCAAATAAATATAATAATGATGTTAGTAAATTAGTAGATAAAATGGAAAGTCTTATTGCTTTTCATGAAATATTCCAGATGGCATTAGGAAATAGAATAGATAAACTAAGTTTAGATTACAATAAAGATATGGCAGAATTAAACACTACTTATGCTTCAATGATAAGAGAATTAAAAGCAATGATAGCAAAAATTCAATCAGAATATGACTTTGTTATAGGACTTACTGAAGGTGCTTTTATACAAAGGATTATCGGATCAATTGTTATGATAATTGGTGGATTAATGAATGACCTAAACGATGTGATGTCTGGAAAAGCTAATGGAGACACATGGAAGAATATAGGTATGGTAATTGTTCTAGTGGTGCTAGTAATTATAGCAATATTTTTTCCTCCTGCCTGGGGATTGGTTGCTGGAGTTGGTAGTGCAATGACTGTTACTTATATGATAATTGTTGGGTTAATGATACTTAATGCGTTTATGACTCTTGATGGAATGTATGCAAATGGTGCGGCAACTGGTGCTATAATGGGGGTTCTAGATACAATATTCAATGACATACTTAATTTGGATGATAGAATAGGAAGTGATTTTGATAAATTCGATAAAGATAATGAGGATTATGCGGAAATGGTTACATATGTTAAACTAGCAATAGCATTGACTCAGGTTTATCTTGCATGGTCATCGTCTTCAACTTATTACGCTGCTCAAAAAGCTGCTACGAATGAAGCTACCATGGCAACAGCTGGATCTTTTAATCCAGAAGCAAATCTACTTGGACTAGAAGTAAATCAAAGCTTCACAGATACCGCAATTATTAGTCAGACAACTTCTGTAAATAATGGATCAACTAGTATGTTTGGTGGAGCGCTGGAATTAAATACCGCAGAATTATCAAATAGTTCTGCGTTTGGAATAAAATTTAGCACGTATGGAGATATATATGATGCGTTTAATAATGCAATGTCTATTAAAGATTATATATCAGCAAATGAACAATATGATTCAATGAAGAAAAAATTCGAAGAAGATATAGCTAAATTAAATGCTGCTGTAATTATGAAAACAAATAAAAATATGATGAAGCACTATAAAGATACTGCATACTTTCTACAAGATCAGCAAGAGTACATAGATAGATACATTTATAGTATGGTGTCTGAAAACATGTACGTTGATCCATATGGAACTACTCCTGTTGCCAATATTAGATTCACTCCCGACAAAGATACTAGAATGTTATCTTTTGGCTTTGAAGAAATGTTTTCAGAAGATAAGATGGCTGGCAGTAGAGGTTACTTTAATAATATAATATATGGAGGATAATAAAATGATAAAAGAAAATAATTTACAGTTTGGTAATACTATTGTTGGTAATGGTGTTCTTGATAATAGGCAAATTGACAATATTGAAGAAAAGAATAGACAAGTAATTGATAATAAAATACAATCAGAGCCAGATGGTAAGATTGTACCTAATGTTACAAATTCTATAAACTCTTCTTCTATAAACGGTCTTGGAAAAATAAATCAAGAACAGAATAAAACACTGGCTCTTAATGCATTTGGTAGTGGTAACATAATGAGTAATGGACTTGGAAATGTTAATATGTTTCCTTCTGCTGATGAATACAAAATAGTTGGTGGAGCAAGCCTAATTTAGATTGTTAATCTGTTTATCAAGTATAATAGTGTAGAATTGAAAAAAAATAATAAGTAAAACTTAATAAGGAGATTGATGTGGCAGTAAATGAAAATAACGGACTACTAAGTGGTCTAGGAAATGTTTTTGGTATCGGAACAACTCCAAAGCGTAAAGCTAGCGGAACTATGATAAGAAGTACAATTACTGGTCAATATGAACCATCGTATGCAACAAGAACTGATGCTAGTGGAAAAACTTTCGATGTTACTGAAAGTGACTATAATGATATTATAGCTAAAAGTACAGCAGATGGTGCAGATGCTGGAACGTTTAAAATAAATGATACAACAACAGGATCTTCTGGATTAGGTGTTAGTGATTTCGCAACTGGTGCTAAAACATTTGGAGATATTGCTGGTGGAGTTGCTGGTCTTGGAACTATTTATTTGGCTAAGAAAAACTATGACTTGCAAAAAGAACAAGATGAATACTTAAAAAGCAGAGATGCTGCTGCAGATGCTAAGATTTCAAAATTACAAGCAAACTACGATATGACTGCATAAGGAACTAAAATGTCAGAATACTATAACACTAAATCATTACTTTCTGGAAGAGCTGCTCCAGAGTTTGATGTGAATGCTTTACTAAAAGGTAGTAAGGCTATACAGGAAGCATTTAGTTCTCCATACCAAGAAGAATTGCTATCAAATAAACTTGCTGAAACTAGAGCAAAAGATCAGCATGCACTAGATAGAGAAAAGATTACTGATTCAAGATATGATGAGCAGCAACTTAAAACTGATGCTGAAAAAAATAGATTAATTGGCAAAGAAATCAATACAGCAAATGCAATGCAAGCAATATATAATCCTGATGAATATAAATCATTAAGAATGTCTTCTGAGCAAAAAGCTATACAAGATACTTTAGCTAATGCTACACCAGAAGATAGATTGCAAATGCAACAAGAGATTAAAGGATACGATCCAAAAGCTAGTGGTCAACAATGGGTTGATACTGCAATTGGTCAAAGCAATGTTGATTCTTCAAAACTTGCTGATTTAAGAATTAATATGGATAAGCAATCTGCTGATGAAAAGTATAGACAAGACTCTATTGCTCTACAAAGAGAACAGAATGCAATATCTGCTGGTGCAAGAGCTGATCAAAGAAGACTTGACGAAAGAAAATTAACTCTTGAAGAAAATAAATTAAATGCTCCTAAAAAGGAAGATATTAAGGCTGCTGAAACAAGAAAAGGTCTATACGCTAGATATAAAGAATTGGAAATGAAGCCTAGCTCAACATTAACAAATGAGCAATTAGAAGATGTATTAAAAGAAAAAATTAACGAATCTAAAGATATAAAAAAAGAACAAAAGAAACTTAGAGAGTCTGGTAACTTTATTGAAACATCAACAGATACACTACAATCACAAAGAAATAAGTTTCTTAAAGATTCTATAGCTGGAGCAAATGGAACAACATATAAATCTGTAGATGATGAAATAAAAAAAGATCAAGATAAAATAGATAGATTTTTATTAAATGCAAAATTAAAACTTGGAAAAGAAAACTACTCCGATAAGCAAGTTCTTGGAATGATAGCAAATGAAAGAAAAAATCAATCAATTTCTTCACCGTGGGACAGTAATATGCAAGATGCACTTGAGAATGTAGCTGAACAATTAGGAATATCAGAACAAGATTATTAGTGAGTATTTTATTTATTAAAAAATAAAGGCTTATTTAGATAGAATGTACCTAATAAAAATTAGGAGACATTCTATGGCTGAAACGCAAGAAGAAAGGCTTACAAGACTTGGATTATTTAATCCTTCTATAATTGCTGACGAAGAAGATGAAACTACAAAAATAAAAGATGCTGATACTATTGGAAATGCTAGGATAAGAGAAATTGATGCTCTTGAAACTACTCATGGTAAAAGTGGAATTGCTGAAGATAATAAAAGAAAAATTGCTGAAAATACTGCTAAAGGTTTAAAGTTTGGACAAGAAGGTTATCAACCATTGTCTCAAGCAACTACTGGAGATAGAGCATCGTTTGATGCAGAATTAATGAGTATGAAAAATATTGAATCTGGTCCAAGTATATATAGAGGAATGGATGTAAAATATAATAAATTTGATGATACTCTTTCAGAGCCAGTTGTTGCTAGCACTGGTGATTCTTTCTATACTCAGCCAATAGATGAAAGAGAATATGACAAGTTTGGAAGAAGACTTGTTGACAATTCTGATTATGCTTCCGAATTAAGAAAACAAGGTCTTGCTGTAAACTTTAATGCTAATGATAAAGAAAAGGCTCTCGCTGAAGTTCTTGAGGCTAAAAAACAAAAACTTGGCGCATGGGGATATGATCCTCAAGGAATGGAAGATAAATTTATAAAAAGAAATGATGGTTATAATACTTATGGTGAAAAACCAGGAGAAAGTAGTTTTGTTGATGCTCTTCAGTCTGCAACTACAAAACTTGGTGGAAAAGTTTTAGAAGGAATAGGAGAATCAGTTGAATTTTTAGGAAAAGAAGATCAAGCTTTTCAACAAAGAGAACAAACTAGGCTAGATGAACAATATCCTGGTGAAAAAGTTTCTGCATGGAGAAATGACTTTGCAAAATCAATAGAGAATGCTGGAAAATTCTTATCAGAATCTGGTGGAAAAATTAGAGAAGGAGATGTTGACGCTTTTTATGGATATAACAAATCTGGCTCTAAAATGACAGAAGATGTGTGGAATGAACTAAAAGATGGAAAAGTTCTAGATGCTGTTGGAAAAGTATCTGCTTCTGGAACACTTAACCTTATAGCTGAGTCTATTCCTGAAATGGTTATGTACTTTAATCCTGCAACTCTCGCATTAACCTATACTGGAAATGTTGCCGAGGCAAAAAAAGAAGCTGAAAAATTAAATGGAAACAAAGAAATAAGTAATGCAAGAATGTCAGCAATACTTCTTGGTGAAGCTTTTTCTGCAGGTCTTGAGTCTTTGGCAATTGGTAAAATGACTGGAATAGGTGAACTTACTTCTAAGGCTGGAGAACTTGCTACAAAATTTAAAGGTCAAATTCCTGATTCAATAATAAAAGATGCAACATCGTATGCATTAAATAAAACTGGAAAAATTGCAACTGCTGTGTCTGCAGAAGGTGGTCAAGAAGTTTTCCAAGAAGGTCAAAGAATTGCTACAACTCAGTATGGACAAAAAGACTTAAACACTCAAGCAAACATTGATAGACTTGGTCAATCTCTTGTTGGTGGTTCAATAGCTGGTGGCGGAATAAGAACTGGTGTTGAAGTTGGATCAAGTGCAAAAGATGTTTACGATAAAGTTGCTGATGCTGGAATAAATGTTTCTAATGCCATAGATGCTGCTAAGTCTGGCATAAATAACGTATCGGATAAAATAAAGTCTGCTAAAGTTAATGCTGAGAATGTTGTTGATGATGCTAATGCTGTTGTTGATGAGAATGAAAGAGCAGCGCATGACACAAACTTTACTGATGCTGAGATAAGATTAGAAGCACTTTCTCCTCTGGCTCTTAAAGAAGATGCAAGCAATGAAGAGTACATGAATGGATTCATTGAAGTTAATGCAATACGAAAACAAATAACAGATGCTATGAAAAGTGGAACAATAGATAAAAAACGTTCTGCTGAAGCTGTTTCTAGACTAAAAGACATAAATGATAAGATGTCTGCTAGTGTTACAAGAATCATAGGAAGTGGTGATGAGCAAGCAATGAATACTTTGTTTTCTGATCCTACTACTGCTGAAAGAAACTTTAGACAAATAGCAAACTCTGGCTCTGATGACTTAGACCTTGATGGTGCAAACTTTATGAAAGCTGGCTATAGTGCTGGACTAGATGATGAAACAATAACAGACATAAAAGATGAAGCAAAGGCTGTAAGACAACTTAGAACTGGTACTGGAAAAAGTATTGATAAAGTTGCTAATGAAGTAAGCAATGAAGCTAGAGGATACTTGACGTATAAAAATACTGTAGACGAAGGAATAGAGTCTGATGACATTAATAAGATTAATAATGGAATCACTCAAATGGAATCGTTCTTTGGTGCTCATTCTGCAAAGCTTGATCTGTTAAATTCTGGAATAGCAAATGCTGAAGAAAAAGTTTCTAAAATAGTAAAAGAGTTTGCTGATAGTAGAAAAATAAGTATAGAAGATGCATTAGTAAAACTTGAAAAATTAAGTGGACAAACTAAAGTAACTTATCCTTCTGGACAAACTGGAACAATAAACAATAGTGACGTTGTTAAACAAATGATTGATCCTTCTTCTAATAGAGGAATATACGGTATAAGAAATACTGTTAAAAATGAAGTAGATAGTATGCAAAAAGTAATAGAACTTACTCAAAAAAGAGTAAATACAATTGGAAGTTTTACTAAGCAATTTGATACTAATACTGAAGTTGATTATGAAGATGAAATTAAACAATTAGAGCCAGAGGTTATTAAACTTAGAGATAAAGTTGCTAAGTATAAATTAGTAGATAAAGAAGACTTAAATGAAAAAGTTGTAAGTGCAAATATTGAAAAACTAAAATCAATCGAGGCAAAACTTAAAGTTTTAAAAAATAAACTTGCTAAAATTAAAGGTATAAAAGTAGACAGTAAAAATGAAACAGACACATCAACACCTGGCTCTGAAAACAAAGTACCAGAAGTTCCAGACTCTCCAAAAGACGTTGCTGTTGAAACTCCTAAAGATACTGTAGTAAAATCGTTTGTTAAGCCTCCAGAGGAATCTGTTATAGAAGTACCAAAAGATCCTACTGAAGTAAATAGTGTTCCTAAAGATACAAATGTTAGTTTTGTTAAGCCTATTGATGAAATTGAGATACCAAAAGATTACACTGTTGATACTTTTGTTCCTCCACTTGAACAAGAAATTCCTACAATGATTGATAATGAGTATGACTTTGTAAAAGCTGAACAAACTTTTGTAGAGCCAGATGATGTTCCTACTGCTGATGATATTGCTAAATTTGATAATATTGATAGTATTAGTGACAAAACAGACAAAGAAAAAGCTGTTAAATCTGAAGTTATTAAGCAATTAGAAGAATCACTTGCTAATGCTAAAGAGTCTTTAAAATCTGCAAAAGAAGAGTACGCTAAGTACAAAAATGTTATTGATAATATGTTTGCTAAAAAAGAACAATTAAAAACTGAATCTGTAGATGTTAGCAAATTAAGTAAAACTGAAAAAGATAATTTTTTTGATAAATTAAATTCTTTAAATGACAACATAGAATCTGGATTAAAATTTATTGATAGATTAAAAGAAACAAAAATTGATCCATTAAAAAACTTAGTAAACGGATTAACTGCAAAACTTTCTGGATCTGCAGAGATAGAATTAATACTAAATAAAGATGGACTTGGTTCTCTTGTTACTAAAATAAAAATGATTGAAAAAGATAAAGATGGAAATGATCAGTATCAAATTATTAAATCTTCTGAGATTGTTAAAGGAAATAAAAAAGCTTCAAATAGATTAAGTGGAATGAAAATAGAAGAAATTACTGATAATAAGTTTGTGTTAGACTATTCTAATAGTGCTATTGAAACATTATCAAATGTTATTGATAAAGTTGAGAAAGTAAAAGGTAGAGATGGCTTAGAATCTGTTCTTCCAAATGTTTTTAATAAAGAAACAAATAGTATGGAAGCTGTTAAACTAAGAGATAGTTTGTTTAGAGGAATACTGTTTAATGCTGATGGAAGTATCAATAAAAATGTTGCTACTGCTATTGCTATGACTAGTGATGAGTATAGAGCATTAATGGCTTCTAAGATTGCTTATAATACTAAAGAAGATATTGCTAAAATGCTTGGAATAACTGAAGGTGAAGTTACTGGTTTAATGACTAGAACAATGGCTTTTAATGGAAGCTTTAAGAAATTAATAGCCGATGACTTGTCTACTACATTGTTTAAAAATCTTGCTATTAGTGGTGTTGATACTGCCGATAAAGAACTTGTTGCTAAAATGAAAGCTGATTCTGGACAAATAGTGTTGTTGTATATGCAAGAAAAAGGCTACATTGAACCATTATCTACAAGTACTATGACTGTTAAACAGTATGAAACTATGATGGAAAAAGACGAAGATTTTTCTAAAGAAACGTTTACTGAACTTGGTGAGTCTGAAAATGGTGCTACAATTCCTATGGTTAGACTTGCTGGAACAAAAGACGCTAATGGAAAACCAATAAGATTAAAAGGCAAAGCAAAAGAAGCTTTTGATAAAGTTTTTGCTACTGAAACTGCAAAAATTACTAAAACATTGAATGTTTTAGAGAGTACTTTTGGAATTGAAAGCACTAAAAAAGGTTATAAAACTAAACCTACTAAAACTGATAGTAAAAAAATAAAAAATAGTAAAGTAAACAATATGAGTAAAGAATCTCTTGATACTATGAATGTTTTACAAGCTGAAGCGTTTGAGATGAATGGTGGAGTTGATGTGTTGTTTGAATTGCTAGATAATGCAACAATAGACGATGCAACTATTCTTAAAGCTATGGGTTACAAAACAGAAATAGACTTAAAAGGTAAATCGTTTAATACTGTTGAAAGTTCTGAAGCTAGAAATATGGAAATTGTAAATAGTCTAGAAGAGTTAAAATCATTAAGAGCCAGAGTTCTTGATCCTCAAGATGAAATGACAAACGAAATGTATTTTGATTACTTCTTTGGTAAAAATGGACGTTTCTATATGGACTCTGTTGGAATAAATCCACAAACTGAGAAACAATTACACAGATGGTTAATAACTCCAAAGGCTCATAATGTTACTATTGACTTTGGCGCAAAAGGCAAAGCAAAAAGACAAAAAGACATGTTTAGATTAGCTATTGCTCAAGCGTTTGGTTTTGCTATTGATAAAAAAAGTAATGCTAAATCTTATGCGTTTGCTGATGCTATAATGAATGCTAATGAAAGTGAACTATTAAAAGTATTAAAACCTAATGAAGATGGAAAGTTTGAGCATAAGATTGGTGAACATATATTAGAAATAGAACATATTGGACATACTATGCAAGCAATTAGTGCTTTAAGAGCCTATAGAGATGCTAAGCAAGCAGATGGAAGCATTGCTCCGTTTACTACATCAATGTCTGTTGAGTTTGATGCTGTTACGAGTGGGTTTATTATTAAACTTATGCAGATGCCTATACTTGGAATGAAAAAAGTTAAAGAATGGCTAGCAAAAGGTGGAGTTTTTTTTGGTGGAACTGATGGTTATAATGGTGGTGATCTTAATGATCTAAAATCAATGAGTGATATTATTGACGAAAATGGAATTACTGATGCGTATAGAACACTTGCTGGACAAATGAAGACTCCAACTGAAGTTACAGACAAGTATTATGAAAAACATAAAGACAGAACAAATAAAGTTAAAGTTGCAAATATGGTTCTCGGTGCAATTACTCCTTTGCTTGGTAATATTAAAAATGATATAGACGAAGTAACAAAAGAAGGTAGAGCACTGTTTAAAGATCCGTTTATGACGTTTAACTATGCTGCGGGAATGGCATCAATAAAGAAAAGTCTTGGTTACAAAATTACTGAAAATCTTGCTGATGAAATGCTTGATGATAAAAGCTTAGAAGGAAATGCATTAATTAATGCTCTTTTTGGTAGAGAAGCAACTCCTGCTGAAATTACTTTGTTTAGAAAAGAATTGGTTGAAAAAGATTTTGATGAAATAACTATAAATAGTAAAACTGGAAAAATAAAAGTAAGTGAATTAATGAGAAAAATTATTGAAGATGCTTATGGAAATCAAGTTGAAGATATTCTTGGTAAAGAGTTTGAAGGACTTGTTAAGGCAAATGGAACAATCAATAATGCGTTTAAAGGTGTGTTTTTAGCTTGGAAAAAAGAGTATGACGATAAAGTTGCTGAAGTAATTGCTAAAGGTGGAGTTTTAAGTGCTAAAGTTGAAGATGAAATAATCCTGGCTCTTAAAGATAAGTTTCCAATGATAAATGCTCCATTGTCTAGTGGAAATATTGAAGACCTAGAAACTGTTGCAATCTACTCTACTAAGCTTTCTAGTGGTAAAGATAAGAAGTATGGTGCTGCTAAAACTTACATAAATAAAGATAATGCTAATAATCCAAAAGGACAACAAACGTTAACTGTTCAGTCTATGATTAGAGAGTTTGATGCTGCTATGAGTGCTGGAGCAGTAATACCCATTCACTACATAGATGGATCGTTTATGACTAAAGTATTAAGAGCCAGTGGTATTCTTGGGGTGCATGATGCTGTTGTTACTGGAATGGATAATGCTTTTGATACTGTAAAAAATTACAATAAAAATGTGTATGAAAATTCTAGAGATTATAGTGTTATTGAAGAATTGTCAAAACTTGTTAATAGAAATGCTAAAGGAAATGAAAGTATTATTATTAGAGAAGCAAAAGGTGACAATGAAGCAATAACTTTTGGCGATATTGTTAATGAACTAAATGAATTAAATTCTGAAGTAAAAGAAGCAAGAAGAGTGTTGTTTAATACTGATGTAAAAGTAATGCATATGACTGCTATAGATGGCACTGATTATAGTGAAACAGATGGCAAAACTAACGAACTTGTAGAGCCAGAGGTTAAAGAAACTGCTGATAAAAAACCAGAGAATGCTACAACATCTGGCTCTGATGATATTGTAAAAGAAAGTGTTGGACTTACTGTAACAAAAAGTGGACTAGTAAGATATAAAGGTACCAATAAGTCTCAAAAGAAAATAGAATCTTATGCAGAGTTTAAGTCAATTGTTAATGAGTATGCTTCTATTATGAATAGTAAAAAAGCAAAAGGTGATAAAACTACTGATTCAATGAATCAATATGTTGATTCAATGTTTGAAATGCTTGCAAATAGTGGAATAGAATTTAGACCTTTTGAATTAAAGTTTTCTAAAAATGTTGGTAATAATGATAGTGGATTGGGATTACATAAAACTTATGATAGTGGATTAACAATTATAACTATGCCATTTGATGTAGACTTTGTAAATGAGTCTCCACTTAGAGTTGTTCTTCATGAGTATGCACATTCTATAACAAAAAAAGCAATGAAAGATAATCCATCGTTAATGAAAAAAGCAAATGAACTTAGAGAAAAAACTCTTAATTATATGAAACAAGTTGGAATGTCAGATAAAGAAATAAGTGAAATTTATGCAATGTCAGACAAGAAAGATCAATCGTATGAGTTTATTGCTGAAGCGTTGACTAGTCCTAAATTACAAAGAATACTAAGTAAAATACCAAGTATTAGTGAAAATAAAAATGTTCTTGAAGACATAAAAAAATTCTTCAATGCTATTGTTAAATTTGTTACAAAAAATAATGAATCAAAATTTGAAATGAATAGTGTTCTTGCTGATACATTAAATCTTGTTCTTGAAATTCAAAATGAAAATGGATTGTTAAATGAAAATTATAATCCACAATCAGAGCCAGATGTTGGTAACAATAATAAGTATGAAATAATCAGTAAAGATGATATTGAGGCTGCAAAAGATATAATGTCTAATAATAAAAAAGAGTGTGAATAAAACACTCTTTATAAAGGAAAAAATAAATGGCTTGTAAATTACCACACGAAGAGCTTAATGAAATAAATAAAGTGCTTGAATCAAAATATACTGGTGAAAAACTAGAGTCTGCAAAAGCAGAGATGAAATCATGGTATGAATCAGAACGAATACAAACTATACATGAAAGTGAATCTGAAGATAAAACATCAGAATATGACAATGCTAAAACTCTGGCTCTTAATACTGTATTGTTTGATAAAGATTCTGAAATTGTTGTTAATAATAATGGTAAAAAATATGTTGAAAAAATTGAATCAATAAGATACTTAAAAGATGGAAGAATTGAAGTAATTGCTCAACGTAAAAAAGAGTCAGAACGAAATAAGTATGTATTAGATAATGGAATAAATACTGAAACTGGTGTTGAAATTGTTTCACTAAAAAGTGCTAATGAACTTGTTAAAAGATACATTGAGCGTGAAAAAGACATAACTGGACTTGGAAGTGAGAATGGTTATAAAAGTGAAAATGATAGAGAAGACTTTGAAAAGCAAAACATTGACTTGGTTAATAATCCTGAAAACATGATAGCTTTTATGGAAAGCTTAATAGACATTGATGACGTTAAAATAAGTGATGAACATAAAGGTAGACTTACTAGTGTAATAAAAATGCTTGCAGATAATGGAAAAAACTTTATTCCTGATACTTTTGTTTACTTGAATAAACAAGCTGATAGAAATGGTGGCTTTATAGAGTTCTCTGGCTCTAAAAAAGGAATCTACATTGGTGTTGGCGGAAATGGACTAAATAGAACAGAAATGAGTGCTGCTGAGGCTTACGTTCATGAATTGGTACACGCTGCTACTGAGTATGCTAAGCAAAATAATAAGAGTGAAGTTGCCATGACTATACTTAGATTGCAAGACTTGAGAACCGATGCGATGAAAGTATTAAAGTGGGAAGACTTTCTTCCTGATAATCAACAGTATAATAGTGCTGAAGAAGTTTCTGATGCAAAGAAAACTTATGAATACTTGACTGATTCAGAGGTTGGATTGAGTGAGTTTATTGCTATGGGAATGACTAATGAAAAGATGATAAAAAAACTTGAAGAAATAAAAGTTTATAGAGACAAGGATGTTTCTTCTAAAGGTTTTTTTAATACATTGTATGAGATTATTGATAAGTTGTTTATGCTTGTTATGAGTAGAGCCAGAAGTGAAAGACCTGAGATTAAAGGTGATGAACTATTGATTAAACTTGCTATGGAACTTGCTAAGGCTAATAATAAGGCCATGATTGCTAAAAAAGCTGGTGTTGCTAGTAAAGTTGGAGATGGAATACTATTCTTAAATGATAGCATAAGTAAGTTTTTGAAAAAGTTTTCTGATGCTGAATTTGACTTTGAAAGACCTGATCCTACTGCTACAAAGCTTCAAAGAGTTGTATGGTTTGCTAAAAACTTGTATAAACTTTTAACTGATAAAAGAACAAGACCTTTTGTTGAGAACATACTTAGTGAAGTGCTAGGAAGAAGACCCGAAGGGTTTACTCAGACATTGTTTAGAGACATGAGAGAGAAAGATGAACTACAACGAATAGTTGAGTCATTAGGATTGGAATCTGGAGCAATAGATAGAACTAGAGAGCATGAAGTACAAATTGTTGGAAGTTTAGTGCTTAATGCGTTTGATAAGCATCCTACTAAAGAAGAACAAGAAGCAATGACGTTGGTTTTTTTAGATACTGACATAAGTTCTGTTTATGAAAACTATGGACTTGAAAAGATAAAAAAAATACTTGGTGATAACGTTGAGCTTAAAGCTGAAATAACAAAAGTTAGAAATAAAATCTTCAGAGCCAGTGATAAAGAGACTGCTAATTATTACATATCACAAGCTAATGGACTTGGATTCTACATGGCTACTCATAAAGGTGAGATTGATCAACTTTTAAATGCTAGAAACATAGCAAATAAATTCAATACAGAAACGTCTATAAATGCTGATGAGTCTATTGTTGAACTAATTGATGAACTTGCTACTCTTGAAGCGTTAAGCTACACCTCTGGCTCTCAAATAGACATTGCATTGAAGTTGATAGAGAAAGAACCAATTGGTGTTAGAAACTTTGTTGCTTTGCATAAAAGCTTTAAAGAAAAATCAAGAAGAGAATTGTTCCAGAGTACTGATAAAGATGGAAATGTTACAAATGGATACTTTAATGAAATAAAAGGCTATACGAAGGAAATCTTTGATGCTGATGTTACTGTTGAGGTTGCTCCATTAAAAAGTAGAATTGAAATGGAACGAGATGGATTCACTTATGTTGAAACTCTAAAAAAACATAAAAATGATAGATCAAATGAAGTAATGGCACTTTTTGTTAATGAAGATAAGATGACTCAGAGTTATAATAGAACTGCTATTAGGCTTACTGACATGGGTAGAAAAGGTACTACTTTGCTTGATGTTCGTTATAAAGGTGGAGAAAGTTTGTCAAAAAAACTTGCTGAGGCTGATGTTAAAGCTATGAATAGAGAAGCTAGAGCACTTACGAAAAAAAGAATGGAGAATCCAATACTAAATCCAGAAGATAGAGACGGAATGATGATACCAATCTATAATAAATATGGTGTTGCTATAAACTATAGATACATGATGACTAAAAAAAGAAAAAGAGAATTACTAAAGCAAGACATAAGAGCCGCTAATGTTCTTGGAAGAATGGAATCAAGCATTAAAGATAAGATTGATACTAAAAACTTTAATAATAAAGTATTAGATGTTGTTATTGCTGATGCTGTTGCAAATAATTCAAAGCATAATGTTTATGGACAGTTTACAAATAAAGAATACTACTTTCTTGGACCAAAAAGTACTAACAAAGATGCACAAGAAGCATGGAGAGTATTACCTACTAATGTTAAAGATAGAGTAAAGTTTGAAATAGATAAAAGTATTATGCAAGAAGCAAAAAAAAGAAATGTTAAAGTTAAACGAAATAAAAAAGGTGAGCTTATTGTTGATGGAAAAATAGAAGACTCTGAACCAAAATGGCTAACAGATAGAGCGAAAGGATTGCCGTTTAGAGCTGACTTAATGTATGGATTTTTTGGGTTTAGAGATGCTAGTATTGCTGATATGAAGTTGTTGAGTGGTTTTAATGCTACTATTAAGCACTGGATAAGATTGGTTGAATTGTTATGGAAGGAAATTGTTAAAGTATCGAAGGTTAACATAATTATTAAGACTCCACAGGTATTAATTGGTAATATTGTTTCTAATCTTGCATTGTGTGTTCAACTTGGAATGAATCCAGTAGATGTGTTTAAACTACAATTAGATGGCGTTAGAGGATTAAAAAAGTACTTGGCTGATGAAACAGAACTTGAGAAATTAAAACTTGCTAGAGACTCTGGAAATGTGATGAAAGCAAACATAAGTAGAATAAATGAATTGGAAAATAACTTAAAAGAAAATCCTGTTAGAGACTTGTTTGAATCTGGACTTTATCAGTCTATTGTTGAGGATGCGTCTGTTGGTGACTTGAAGGCTAGCAATAAATTAACTAGAAAAATTGACGAAAAGCTTGAAAACTTTCCTGAGTTTGTAAAAAATGGTGTCGATATGTTGTTTGTAACTGAAAGAACTAAATTGTTTAAGATGATAACGTTTGCTACACAAGCTTCTGACTTTACTGCTAGGTATGCGTTAATAGAAGGATTGAAGGCTCAAGGAAAAAGTAAAACTGAAGCAATGAATACTGCAAAAGATGCGTTTATCGTGTATGGTAATCCTGATAGTAAATTTTTACAGTACATGAATGACATGGGTCTCGTAATGTTTACTAAATACTTTATGAGAATACAACGTGTTATAAGTAGAGGAGCAATTGATCATCCAATCTCTTTTCTTCTGGCTCTTATTGGTCAGGCCTCAATAATGGACATAGATGACGTTACTGATCAATCAATGTTTAGTAAAGACTTGAGCGTAATGTTTTATAATCCTATGGATGTTGTTACTCAAGCAATCTATCCATCAACTGCTGAGTACGTTGAAGCAATCTATAAGGCGTTAAAGTAGTCGTAGTGACTACTTTAATTATTGTTTCTTTGTCTACGTTTTTCTTCTAATTCTTTTTCGTATTGGTAAAGTTTGTCTTCTACTACTGGAAGAGTGTCTATTGTTTTTTGTTTAAATAAATTAACAAATCTTCTTCCTAGTTCTTCAATCTTGTCTTCGAATGGTGAATTAGGCAACATATCACGTCTTTTCATTATTACTCCTTGTTTTTGTTGTGAACTTAGTATAAATACTTACTAGTTTGTAGACTACAAAAAGTGCCACAACTCCTAACATTATGTACCATACTTGGAATAGTACCATTAGAGCCAGGAGAAATAGCATTGTATAAAAAATGTTTCTTATTACTCTCATGCTTTTTTTCCAAATGGATTAAGAGCAATTGTGTATAGACTCCATGCTGCCGAAACTGATGTTGCTATTGCCATTCCTGTAAGTGTTCCATGAAATAATGCTGATAACATGAAGATTATTCCTACTTCAATTATAATGTCTTTGTACCTTCCTCTTGTAACTTTCCATCGCATTGTGAATAAGTTTATAATTGTTGCTAGTGTTAGTAATAGTAATTCCATTATTATTCTTAATTAAGCAATTGAAAAATGTTTAATGCTATAGATAATGCAGAAATTAGAAGCAATGTAACTATTGTTTTATTTTGTTTTTTTACGTGTTCTTCTAAATATTTTGTTGTTTCTGTTCTTATATCTATTGTTTCTTTTTGAATAGAAATTCTTTCAAGCAATCCGTTTTTTAATTGTTCATATGATTCTCTTTCTTCTGTTTCTACGTGTCTTTCTGAGAATGATAAGATTGTAGTCATACCATACTTTTCGTCCTTTTGAACTTTGTAAGTAAGTTTGTTTGCTATCTTTTCTGCAATAATGTTTGATGCCATAAGTCTTGCTTTGTCTTCATCAACATATGGATTAAGTTCTATTGATGCAAATTCTTCTTTTGTTTTAAATTCAAACTTGTAAAAGAATGATAAGTGTTCCATTCCTTCTTCGCTTATAAGCTTGTTTGAAACTTCGTTTATTGTGTAATTCATTGTTTTCCTTTGTGTGTGTTTAGTGTAAAGTCCTAGTCCTACCGTTGATGCGAGCGTAAGCATAGCATCAACGAAACCTATTGTTAAAATAAAAAAAATATAACATTCAGAGCTAGGTGATTAAGTTGAATGCTATACAACTCTAGAAGTAATTTTCGTTTCGTTGTTCTTCTTCTTTTTTCCTTATTGCATCTAGCTTGCTAACCTCTGGCTCTGAATCATCTATAAATCTAATCTTTCCATAACCTTTTGGATAACATGGTGAATATGAATTTGCTTCAGATCCTCCTCCATCTATAAATTTAGTAGATTTGTTTACTTTAATAAAGTTATTCTCACTAAGATACCTTATGTAAGATATTACAGTTGGTTCTGATAGTTTTACAAGTTTACTTATTTCTTTTGTAGTTATTCTATTTGTATATTTCTTAGAATAACCAAATGACCTTCTAACAAAAAAATAAAATAATCCTAAATATTTATGATTAATATTATCCTCTGCGAAGTGCATTGCTATTGCTTCATTTGCCCACGATGTGTTTGCTGTTATTTCTTGATTCATGTTCTTTCGCCATTGACATTACTGCTTTAGAAACATTTGTAGAGCCAGTGGCTTCATACGAATATTTCTTGAGAATAGTAATAGTCTCGCTATCAAGTAGTAGTGTCATTTTGACTCTATTGTCTTGAGCTTTCATATTGGTCTCTCCTTTATAATATAGTGTTAGTATTATACATATTATACGTATAAATGTCAATAGCATTTTTTCGATACTTAAAAATTTTAAGTATCACGCTTAAAATTTTTAAGTATTCGTACTTAAAGTTTTTAAGTATTCGCAAAAATTTTTAAGTATCTATAGACGCTTAAAAATTTTAAGTATCTATTATCACCTGTTAATCATACCTGATAAGGTATGATAAAATAAGCTGACGCAAAAATCCGCTTCGCTACTTTTGCTCAAAAGAGAAGAGTTAGACTTTGCTTGGATATTTGTTTATTACTATTATATTGAACCAACAACACACTCTGGCTCTGAATGTATCATAATGAGCTATAGTTTTATTGTGCGTTGTTTGAATAGAAAAGTAATAAGATGATTAGTGTGCTTGTTTATTGTTGCTTCTAGGTGTATTAAAACGATTAATCGAATGAACCTCTAAGACTGATTGATGAATCCTCTGGAAACATTGTTATAAAATCTGGCTCTGAAAGCCATTCTGCATCGTAAACATCGTACTTTGCTCTTGTTACTGCTACATAATAAAGTCTAAACTCTTCTTGTGCTTGTTTTGATAATAAGTCCATGTTTGGTTGTTTTTTATCAAAATACTCGTACTTAATTGGATCGAATGTCCAGTTTTTGTTTGAAGTTTTGTCAATCTGAATCATGTTGTCAATGTATTCATGTTGTTTTGCTACAATCTTGTCTAGAGCTCCGTTCATATCTGGAAGAATGTACACAATGTCATTTTCCAAACCTTTACTGCTGTGTGCAGATGTTATTGTAACCTTGTGTGTCTCGTGGTGTTTTTCATGTTCTAATGCTTTTTTGTTGCATGAGAAAATCTTTTGTGGACCGAATCTCATAATAAGATTAATTGCTGACATTACAGATGGATCATCTGCATGTTCGTTTGCAAAGTAAGCAAGTATTGACTCTTTGAAGTGTTTTTGTAAGTCTACATCGTTTATAAACTCTTTTGCATCGTGTTCTAAGAATTTGTATTCTTCTATATAAACTTCTGTTTTCCAGTCTTTTGATAGCATTAATAGTATTAATGGTAATTGAAAAATTGCTTTTACTGGTCTTGTTAAATTGTATGGAGTGTGCTCATCTTCAAGCTCAATCATCTTTTCTATAATTCCGCCGTTTGTTCTAGCAATATAGAAAATTGTTTGGTCTTCTTTTGCTGGTTTTGAATCGTAGTGAACTCCTCTGAATTCCATTGTTGAATCTAAATATTGATGACAAAATTCTTCAACAAATGGAGCAAGTTGGTCTGAAACCCTAAATGATTGTGTAAGTTTTAGAGATTGTCCTTCATTTTCTAATGCTTTGAATCCGTTTATGGTGTTATTAAATGAGTATATATTCTGGCATGAATCCCCAACCATTATTCTTTTTGTTGCTTTTATAAGTCTGAAAATTTCTAAAGATGTACCGTTTACGTCACCTGCTTCGTCTAGCATTAATAATTCGTATTCTGGTGTTTTAACAATTCCATGGTGTAATAAAATGTGAAAAAGTTTTAGATAGAAATCGTGTGAACAATCACACTTTCCTTCTTTCATTTTAATGAAATAGTGTTTCATTAAATCAACGTCTTCTTGTGAGAAAACACCTTCTTTGTATTCTGATTCTATGTATGATTGAATTGTAATGTGTCTTGATAAAAAATACTTAGATAGTGTTTCTATTATCATTGTTTTTCTTAAGTATGGAATTCTTTCTGTTATAATTCGTGCCTTGAGTGTTGAAACAAGTTTTAATGAAAAGTGTTTTACTGTGAATCCATAGGCTAATGAATGAATTGTTTTGCATTGAATTCCTGGTCCAAATTTTTCTGAAGCTTCCGTTGCTATTGCCTTGTTATACGAAATGTATAATCCTTGTTTTACGTTTAAATGTTGCGCTATTGCTATTAGTGAACTGGTTTTTCCAGATCCAGATACTGCATTAATCTTGATGAAATTGCAATCAGGACTTGATATTGTTTTTAGTATTAGTTGTTGTTCTTGTGTTAGTTGCAATGATATGCCTTGTTATATAATTTACAGAACCAGTGATAAAATATAAAGAATGAAATTTAATTTATTGTTTTACACCACTGGCTCTGAAAATTGTATTGTGTATTAAGAGCCAGAGAAATAAATCTCTATGCTCTTTTGTCAATAATTGCTTGAAGTTTTTTAACCTGTTCTGCTTCAATTTCTGACCAGTTATCTGGTTTTAAAGCTTTACCATGTTCATCTTTTCCTGCACCTATCTTCTTCATATTGCTGTGCATTACTGCTGCAATACCAGCTTCTAATTGCTGTGGAGATAATCCAAGTTTATAAGCACCACCAACTGCATAAACAATAGCATCAATATGTTTATCGAATCTTTGTAAATCAGTAAGTTCTGCGTCTTCGCCACCTGCTAATCTAACAATGCGTCTTGCTATTTCTTTTGGATTACTATCCATTTTAATTTTTAATTCATATGAAAGATTATCCAATTGTGGTAAATCTTCAAGTGCTTCTTCAATCAAGAATGATGGTTCAAGAAAATCTGAATAACCTTTTTCAAGCAATCCAGCTTCTTTGTTAAATTTGTAAATTGATTTGAATGGGTTTTCCATTAATCTCTCTTTTCTATTGTTCTAGATGTAACGACACCTTCTGTAAAATGCTCAACTATAACTGCATTAGCAACTGTTGTTAATGCTTCTGCAATTGAGTATGTTCCATCAATGTTTTGTTGTTGAGTTGTAACTTGCACTACAACTGATTCTCCAGCTTGCATTGCCTTCGTACTTTTCATCCAAGATTCCGACTCTGATGAAGCTTTAGAGATAAGTTTAAAAGTATCACCATTTCCCCAGAATACAATGTCTTTAACATTTTTTGTTGCACCATTTGCGTCTGTATTGTGTAATGTTTTCATTAGTATGCCACCATTTTTGCTAAGTACTTTTTAGATAATGTTGGATTAGATCCTAAGTCTTTATAGGCTTCTGTAATGTTCTTGTATCCAGCTAATTCAACTACTTTTTTCTTTGGTAGTCTACATAGATATTCATAGTGTAGTCTATTTTGTGTCATAATGACTCCTCATATAATTTTTGTTTTAATGCGTAACCAGCTAATGGCCAAATCTTGTCTCTAGCGTTAGTAAATGCAATATCTTCGCCAATTTGTTGATTGTAGTTAGCTGGACTTGCACAAGCTGATTCTCCTGTTACTGTGAATCCATTTTGTAAAGTAAGTACACATACTGTTAATACATCTGTTAATCTGTGAAATGCTTTTTCTTTAATAAGTGAATCAATAATATCTGGAGTAAGTCTTGGAGCATTTAAATTTTTGTTTTGAATTTCTTCTTCTAATTCGTTTTCGTTCATTGGTTACCTTTATAAGTTTTGTTTGTATAAAAAAAGCTATGCATAGAAAATATGCATAGCTTTGTGTGTAAAATGTTAAATTTTAATTAACATTTTTTAGCTGGTTTTTTAGTAGCTGGTTTTGATGTTGTTTTTGGTTTCATTGCCATGTAACTGTCCTTTCGGTTAAATCATCTTTTATACTCATATGGATATGGAGTTTTAAAATTTGTTAAATTAAATAATCTTGTTCACAATCTATTAGAGCAGTCTTAATATCTCTATCGTCAAAGCCTACTTCTTTTAATAGTGTTCTATTAAAGTTTATAGCTTTGTGGACTTCTGACATACGTTGAAAGTCTCTCATATCTTGATCAATTACTAACTTTTTCATTAGCTTGTGAGCTAAGTGAATTTTTAGAACAAGAACATGATAGTATGGTTTGTTACCGTGTTCTTTAATTTCTGTGTCGTATAAATATTTTGAATCTAACATGTTAATCACTCCTGGCTCTTAATTGTTTTAATAATCTTATTACATTGTTTTATTGTATTCTTGAGATCAATATTGTCTATAATGTAATTGTACTCTTTTATAATTGTATCAAAACTAAACTGAGTATTGTCATCCATAAGTCTTCTGTTCCATTCCTTGATGTTGAAGTCTTCTCTTGATTTTGCACGTTCTAATCGTGTGTTATCATCAACATGGATAAAAATACCAATGATTCTGTCTCCAAAGTGCTTCTTGAACTCTCTGTATCCTAAAACATCAAGAACTACTACGTATTGTTTATCTTGTTTAATCTCGTCTTTGTGTACAGCATAAAACCAATTACCATCAATAGAATTGTAACAACGACCTTCAATAAGTTCTTTATTGAAAGACATTGTGCACATTTCGTTATCAGAAATAAAATAGTAAGGGTCTCCTTGTGATTCACCAGGACGCATTGGACGAGTAGAGTGTGAAATAACAAAGTTAAATCCATGTAACTCTTGTACTGCTTTTGCTACTGTGTCTTTTCCTGCACCAGAGAATCCTGAAATTACTAAAATTTTGTTATCTATTTGCATAATCAAGACTTTCCCAGAATTCGTTTGATACTTCTGTGTTTAATCTTCCAAGTAAATAGTTTGCTGAATTTTTTTCTTTCATTGCTGTTTGAACATTAGATGACTTATTATATTTATTGGCCCACGTGCATGGATTAAATACATCATCACTAAGTGGTTCTAATTGCACTGATGTCATTACAATTCTTGCATTATAATCTACATATTGTTTTAAAACTTCCGAGCTAACTCCTAGAAGTATTGGATCATCTTCGAATAGATAATCTATCCATGTATAATCTGCTTCTATAGCATTTTTATACATTGCGATAATCTCTGGCTCTAAAAGTTTAAATATATAAGCCCATTCTGGATCAACTCTGTATCTGTTTAAAATATTAACTGTCATAGCAAAATGACCTGTTTCATCTAGCGATATTTTTTTAATTGAATCACCAGTTGAATTCATTATTCCATTTTCTTTATAAGCAAATGAAGTAATAAATGATGACTTAAACAATACAGCTTCTAGAATATTTAATGCAAATAGTGATAACACTATTGACTTTTTGTGTTCTTCAATGTCATACTCTACTTCATCTTTTAAAAGCATTCTGCTGTTCATTTTTACTGTATGTTCAAAATATTTCATGATGTCTTTTGCACGATTAATAATTTCTTCATTAATCATGATGTCATCAAAAATCTCTTTAGCATTAACTGGAAGAGCTTTTATTATTTCTGCATAAGTTTTAGAGTGAACGCATCCTTCAAAGAATCCATGCTGTAGCCACCATGTTTCAAGTTGAGGATTCGTAGTTATTGGTAAAAATACCTCAACTACTGATCTAGCAGCAACTGAATCTAATAGTGTTTGAAACTTTAGATTCTTCAAGAATAGGTCTTGAAGTTTTTTATCCATAGATGAATAATCTTTTGCGTCTTCTGCGTATGAGAAATCTGTAGCGAACCACATTAGTCCTAATGCATTGTCAACTTGCTTTTGAATGTGTTGCTCGATGTTTAAATCAAGCCTTGATATGTTTCTTCCAGAGCCAAGAAATAATGGCTCTGAAGAAAAATCTATATTGTTGTTGTTAAATAAATGTGACATAGCTTATACCTCGCATCCACCGCCAGAACATCCTTGTGAAATGTCTTGTGCGTCTTTAATTTTTGTATTGTGATAATACATTGTTTTAACTCCTAGGTGTTTTGCGTAATACATATCATCTATAACATCTGATAAATCAACTTTCTCGTCTTCATATAATTCTGGATTATAAAATACGTTTGAGCTTATTCCTTTGTCTATCCATTTTTGACAAATAGCAACATGTTTTATGAAGTCTTTGTTTATTTTTCTATCATAAGCGTAATCGTACTTATCTACAAGTTTTACGGCATCTGGAGCATATTGTTTCAACAAGATACCTTGTCTATCTTTAATCGTTAAAGGCTCTTTTATTGGCTCTATGCTTGATGTTTGATTTGAACCAATTGAGCTAGACTCAGATGGAGGAATCATTGATAATCCGCAGTTTGCCATACCTTGTTTTGCTACTTTTTCTTGTAATGATTTCCAATCTAAAGATGGCTTTCTACTACAAATAGAATCAACAGTTTTTTTGTATCTATCAATTGGCATTTTTGTTGACCAATTTGTTTTATGAAATAATGGAGCTTTTCCAAATACTTCTACTAGATCACAAGATGCTGAAATTAAACCATAAGCAAAATGCTCCATCCATTCATCAAGTTTATCAATAGCTTCTTGTGAGCCATATCTAAGACCTTGTTTGGCTAACCAATGTGCATGATTACTAAATCCTAATCCAGTGTCTCTATAGTCTCTTACAGATGCATTAGCTTGAGACGTAGGATGGTTTTGTCTTAATGCTAACATTGTTTGCATCTCAACTAGTAATCTTGTATAAAATGGCAATTGTTCAATTGATACTTCTGATTGATTAATGTTTCCAAGAACACAAATGCCTATATCTGGAGAGTCTGGTCTGTCTGAACTAAGTGGCATTGTTGGTTTCATGAATTCAACACAAATATTTGCTTGAGAAATTTCTTCCTCATATGGAGTATTTGTATTAACTTCATCAATGTTTACAACATAATAAGATGATGTTTCAGCTTTTTCTGTTGCAAACATTTTTATGAAATCTTTTGCATTAACTTGAGAAGTAAACTTTTCTTCAGATTCTAGTTTTTCGTATTCTTTTATAAAAGCATCCTGATCTTTTCCATAGAATAAACTATTGAGAAGTGGAGCGTTTCTAACACTAAATAAACTTAATGGTTTATTTTCTCTGGCTCTATCATAAATAAATTGATTAAGCTTTATACCGTAAGATAGGTCGTTTACTCTTTTTTCAACTGCTGTACGAGGTGATTTTAGACCAAAAATATCTTCAATCTCTGGATCGTATGCATTTGGAAATATTGTACCAGATCCTCTTCTACCGTTTTGAGAAGCTTTTCCTATTGTTGTATCGCATGATTTTATAATTGGAATTTTTCCACTATGTTTGATTAATCCGTTTTTTACTAAATCACCAATTGAAGCTATATCTGAAATATCAATACCTACTCCTGCTGATGCAGTTGTATGTTTAAGTATTGCTTTATCTGCTTCTGCCCATGAATCAATACTGTCACCAATACGAATTGTACAGCATGATGCATAGTCTGTGCTGTTAGTTCTTAATGCTTTTAACTCAGGAGATGGAAGTGTAATTTTAAATAATGATAAAGCATCGTAAACCTCAACTACTCTTTTTATGTCTCCCCTAAAAGTATCCATTGCTATAAGCATAAACATTAATTGTGGAGTTTCTATTGGGATCTTTTTGATAGAAATTATATCATTAGAAATTGTTTTATCAAGTCCTGAAGCACTCATATTGAAATCTCTTGAATGATCAATATGTCTATCAAGTTTATCAAGTTGCTTTTCAGTGTATGCTAGGATTGCATCTCCATAAACATTTTTATGCAGAGCCAGGTGTTCTTTAAGTGAATATGGTTTTGTACTTTTAAATACTTGTTTATATAGCTTTTGTAGCTTTAAGTTTCTTGATACTGCATCATACTCAATGTGTCTTAATGAGCTCATGTCGTATGTTGCTTTAATTGATACATCAAGTATGTATGATGTTGGAATACCATCATACATATGAAGCTTGCATTGCATTTCTATATCAGAAACTGATACATTTTTATAATCTTGTTTTGCCCACGTCAAAGAATCTCTAAACTTTTGAAGATTTAATGGTTCTAGTGTTCCATCATTTTTTAATACTTTCATCTGTTCTCCTTAATTAACAACATACCAGTCGTTAGCTGTGTAATCTTTTGTATTAAATAAATGAAGAGTCTTAATTCCGTTTGTGTATGATTCGAATTGATCTGTTTCTGAGTTGAAATAAATATAATCAATATCATAAGCTCTTCTTGAAACAAGAATTTCACTATTTTCATTAATTAAAGCCATAACTTTACCGAATGACATACCATCATTCACTGGCTTTAAAATACATTTTTCAAGATATTCTTTTGCAATAATAGATCCACTATGTTGTAATAAATGTTTTGCTGCATCAAGTTTAAATTGTTCTCTGTGTTGTCTTCTATAATACATATCATTCTCTGACATATAATTGTAAGAACAACCATTTTCTCCTAGTAAATTAACAGTTGTTGATTCTTCACCTAGTGCATTATATTCTTTATTGAACACATCTGGTTTGCATGGATAAAAATCATCTGGAAATTGTGGATTATTAATCACATAATCACCTGGACAAACAATTGTGAATGCACCTTTCACTATTTCAATAGAAGCATGTGATTCAATTGGATGTTCACAATGAACACAATCGTCAAATGTATTATCACACTTAATAAGTTTTGCATTAACATGGTCTTGATCAAGATAGTCAATAATTCCATTAAAAATAAATGCTCTTACGTTAACTGGTTTTTTTGTGTGAGTAGGTGTCATAATTGACAACCTACTAAGCGTTAGCTGATTTTTTTAATTCAGAACCTGGTTTAAAAGATACTGCTTTGCATGCTGGAACATTAACTTTTTTGTCTGTACCTGGAACTGTTGCTATTCTTGCTGCTCTGTCTTTAACATTGAATGAACCGAATCCTACGAATGCAACTGACTCACATTTTGCAAGTGTTTCTGTAATTGTTTCTAATACTGCATTAACTGCAACTGTTGCATCTTTTTTTGTAATGTTAGCTTTAGTACTAACTGCTGCTATAAATTCTACTTTGTTCATAATTTTACCTTTAATGTAATTTGTTATACGGGTTTTATTGTGCATACTTCTCTATACTAACCGTAAATAGAATAGGATGGCGGCGAAAAGTCCATATGTCGCAGTATGCACTGACTAATTTAATTAGATAATTCTGCTACACAAGCTTCGAAATCTCTATCAAAAACTTTAGCATCTTGTGGCATACCATCAGTTAGTAGAATTTCTTGTGCTAATTCTAGCGCTTCGTCTTCTGATATTGCATCAATATAGATGTATGCTTGAATTGTTTCATAGCATGCAACTCTATAAGATTTAACTTTACTCATGAATGTAATCCACATCAACTTCTGAAATATACATCTCAATAATGTCTACATTATCACATTCGTTTTCTAGATTTTCTATTGTTCTATCAATATAGAAGTTTTCAAGATCTTTTTCCATCATTGAATAGCATCTTGTCTCTGCTATTTCTTCAATCATTTCTAATATCGTTTTACTCATATTTGTCTCCAATTTTTTGACTTAAAGTCATAGAATAACGTTTTGTTGTTTAATGACTTGTATAGTTTTTGGTTTGTTATTTGACTTGATAATCCACCTAGGTTTTTATCGTACTTTCCTAGTTTGTAATAATCAAGCATAGCTAATAACTCTGGCTCTAAATGTTCTAATCCAGTATACATTGCTGTCTTAAGATTAAATGACTTAGCTATTACTAGTAATTCTATTAATCTATTAACATTGTGTATTCCATCGTAAATTAATAAGCATGAGATGTGTTTATGTTTTGTTAACAGATTGCTTAGAATTGTATTTGTAAGTTCTTCTCCATAGGTTTTTTCCCATGTTTCTGAACTGTGACAACCATTGCATGCTAAATTACAACCAGAAATACTAAGAGCCAGAGAAATTTCATCTGGCACTTCTTGAAGAACAATTTGATGGTTGCTGAAAAATAATTTACTTTTCAATTGAGTAATGTCTTAACGTGTGTTCTTTTTGTCTATCAGAACTAAATGCAGAGACTCTTTTTAGATAACCGATTACTCTAGTAGCATGATCAATATCTTTAGATCCACATTTTGAACAAGACCAATTTGTACGCTTGTCAATGTGATTGCATTCGTTACAAATAGTAATTCTAATATTGAAACAGAAATACTCACAACCTACAGTTGCAGCTACTTTTAGTAACTTTTTGAATCCTTCTTTTGTTGGATATTCATCAAGGTTACAGTGATATGCTGATCCTCCATCAAGGCCTTTCATAAATTCTTTACCATGCATTTCAAACTTCTCTAAGATAGAAACTGATTCGTCCTCTACTCTATAGTTGTAAGAATTGTAACAATCTCTTGGTACTACATAACCATCTTTTTTATCCCACTTAGCATTCTTCACACCTAAGTTTTCTGCTGGCACCATCTCTGTATTAAACTTAAATCCAGTAAGTTTAGCAGCTACTTTGTTTTCATTAGAAATAGTAGTAACAATTGAACTAATGAAGTCTCTGTAATCTTCATTGTCTGTAATGTCTAATCCTAAGAATTCTGCCGCTTCAACTAAACCGTTAATACCTAAAGTCAAATACTGTTTATCTAATGAAATGTATCCTGCTGTGTAAACTGGAAGCATATTAGAGTCAACATAGTTCTGAATTATGCTTCTGTATGCAATTTGGAACTTATGCAAATCTTGTACTTTAGATTTAATATAGTCTAAGTATGGAATGTTATGATTAACTGCGTCTTGAACTAATCTATTGATGTTCATTGTTATAACATTAATTGAACCAGTAGAAACACCACCTGCTCCTAATGAATAACTGAAGTCGTTTATTGAATCCGACACGTCATTTTTTAATCTGCAACAAGAACTAAGTGCGTGAGCATTCTCAGACATAAACACAAAGAATGAATTACCTTCTGATAACTCTTCTGAAATAAATTCTTCAAAGTCTTTGTCAACCATTGTTGTACCGTCTGTTAAACATGCTGCTGTAATAACTGGATACGTTAGAATAGCTTTTGTTCTTTCTTTATTGAACCACTTCATGAAGAATTTTTGTAATCCGTTAACTGTGCTCCAATCAGGTGCTGTAAAATCTGGGAACTTAAAGTCGCCAAACATTGCATCGAAATAAGGCTTATCATAGATAGATATGTTCCAAAATACACTTTGATAGCCACGTGCTGCTGCCGGTTGATTAATAGCGTAAACAACATGCTGTAAATGATTTGCTATTTCGTTTGCATTAGTTGTTAAATAATTATCACCATAATCTCTTCTCGCAAAATAATCAAAATACATTAAGAATTCTACTGTTGCTACTGCTCCTGCAAATTGAGATGAAGTTGCAAATACAAAGTTAACAAAACTACCACAAAATGATGATAGATGTTTTGGTGCTTTAGACTCTCCACCAAGTGTAGATAATCCGTCTAATAAAAATGGATACATTGTTAATGAAACGCAATATGGTTTAAGAGATGTTTCATCATGCGTATAAATTTCATGTGATTCCAGCATTGATATGTACTTATCTGCAGTTTGTTTATCGTATAGATTAGTAATTCTATCAGTAAGTAATCTACGGTTAATTTGTACATTAGCGTCTTTCCATAGTTCTGCTTCCATAGTGGCAATGTTCTTACTGTCCACATTGGCATTTGCATCCATAGTTGATGCAGTAGCTGCGTTTTCTGCATTAATATAGTTGTTGATAAAACTTATTTTATCACTTATTTGTTTTTTGTTTAATCTAATCATTCTTTCTCCATATGTTGTAAATTTTAAAGGATTAGATATTACAACATTTTGTTTTGTTTATTAATTAATTAATTGGTCACTTCTGTGTCATTATTATGATCAGATTGAATAAACCAATGACCAATTAAGCTTGCTTCGGCTGGACCATCTAGCATTGCATTTCGTTGTGTTCTAAAGCTTTTGTTAAACAATTGTTCTGCGTATTGTACACATTGTTCTTTATCTTTTGTTAGATTGAGGTCTTTCTTCCATTTGTGTGGAGGAACTGTGAAAATGTTTAGATTGCAAAGCTCTGCTACTGCTAGTAACTTACCAAAGTTTTGATTAGTTGTTGCAGTAGATTTTGCTGAATTTCCAAATTTAGCATTTAAGTTTCCACATGACATAGCTGGAGCTTCTAAAATAATAGCTACATCCTCTGGCTCTGAAAATGTAAAGAAATCTTTAATCTCATTAAGAGCCAGGTATGTATCATATTTAGCTGCTGAAATCTGAATCGTTTTTGCTTGACCTTTTTTTGGACCAGACTTTATAAACTGTTTTTTACCGTTTAGTAAATCAAGTTTGTATCGTGCTGGTTTTGTTTCAACTTTGACAGTTGGCATTGATATGCAAGACACAAGCTGATTGTTTACGAACAATGATAGACCACCACTTAGGCCAATGTCTGCCGAGACAATTGTATTAAACTTCATAGTATTACTACTAGAAGTTTAATTTTGCTGCTGCATCTTGAACTTCTGCTGAACCTGCAGAGCCAGAAGTGTTAGTTGTGTCTTTTTTTACATAACCTTTGTAAGTAAAGATACCTTTGTTTTTTTCAACTTTTGCTTCAAATGTAGCAATGTCTTCGTGACCTTTTGGTAATACACCTTCAATGTCATTAGAGTCTCTGTATGCTTCACCTTCTGGTTTGTTTGAATCAACTGAGTGTCTAACTAAACATTGAACTGCCTTATCGTTTAAACCTAATAAGAATTTACCTTCACATTCTTTACCGAATGCTTTAACTTTTGTTTCTGTACCTTCTTTTAATGCTGAAATTTCAACATTAGCTGCAGAGCATAATGATTTTAATCTTGCAATGAAGCCTTCATTGATTTTTCCTGGTTTACCTTCTTTTTTCTCTTCATCTGTTTGTTTTAAGTTTTTACCAATATCGTCTCTGAATGATAATGTTCTTTCTGCATCATTGTGTTTAACTATAACGCTAACTTTTAAAGTTTCTCCACCAAATGAATTTTTGTATAAAATAACTTCTTTAATTTTACCAGCAACTACACCTGATGGCATAACTTCGAATGCTTCTGTAACTGTACTATCTTTTGCTGCTGCGAATTGATCTTCTGTAATACCTAATGATGCTAATAAATCTGTACTCATGATTGTTTTTTCCCTTTTAATTTTGTTTGGAATGTGGTTGAATTTTGCTATGTGTTTAGCAAAAAATGACAATGATTATAACTGAATAATTCTTTGTGAATTGTTAAGCTAGTGTTTCTTCTTCAAGTTCATCAGCTGTTCTACAACAACCTGTTTCTTCATCAGTTGTTTCTTCATCAGCATATTCTTTGTCATAAACGAAGCAATCTACTTCTTTTTCTGCTAACTTTTCAGTTAATACTACTGTAACTTCAATACCGTTTCTTTTGTTTTGAATTGATACTGATATGTTGTTGTTTGGATATTTAGCTGCAATGTTTTCTTTAA